CCTGTATTTTTAATTTGATTTAATAATTGTTCTGGTTTGCCTTTAACATCACCTAATAAATCTATTGTTTTTTCTGTAGGCGAAAAGAAACCAAGTTCATCTAATGCTCCATAACCATATTTAAATAATCCAAATATCTTAGACATTATGTACCCTCTTCAAGTCCTGATAATGCACCTAATGTCCCAAAGGCAGTAAATCCTGCACCTGCTAAAATATCTTTTGATTCTTTTTTACTTGGGTCAAATTTTGCAAAAATAGAACGAATATTTTTAGGGTCAAATACTACATAGTCTTGTCTTGGTCTACCTGTATCTGTCGTGCTTCTTGATATAAGAATACCATCGTGACCTTCTGATTGCAGTTTTTCTCTAAATGCTTTACTGCCTATATCATCAGTCATAAATTTTTTGCCACTTTGTAATTGTTCTGTCATAAAATTTTCAAAATCTTCTTCAAAATCTTCATACGAAAAATACTCTTTGGGATTCTGTAGTTTTAATTTTACTGGATATACCTGCCCTCCCTCGTATTCTCCATCTCCTGCAAAGAAACTAGCAACATCTGGGTCTTCACTAAAAAATGTACCTACATCTTGAATATTTGGTGTATCGCCTTCGTAATCACTTTTATCTAAAAATTCTTTTATAGGCGCACCTTCTTCTTCTACTAAAAATCTTATACCTGCTTCATTGTATACTGGATTTATGGCTACCTCTTGTCGTGTGCCATGAAAAGCATCAGTCTCAAAACCTAAATCTTTTGCTCTTTGTAATCTGTCTATTTCATCTTGTGATATTAAGGCACCAGTTTTTTCTGGTATCTTATCAAGTGCCTTACCTAATGCTTTCATTAATATACGTGTTTTTGACATCTACCAAGCCTTACATGACCAATATCTAGCTGTTGTCTTATCTGTGGCAGTATCACAATTATGCCTTGCCCTAAAAGATTTTCTTCTTGCAGGTGATGTTTTCTTTATTCTCATATTAGGGTCGCCAAAAGTAATTTTTTTAACCTTGCCTTTATCCATTACAAAGACCATAGACTTCTTTTTACCATAAGATGGTTCGCCTTTTCTTATTCGTCTAGGTTTATTTAAGGTTACTTTTCTGCCTTTATATTCAGCCATTATTTACCTTTATGAACCTTTTGAATTTCGAAAGATGCCTTTTTACTTGAGCCTTTATGTGGTTTATAACCTCCTGCAGGGTCTTTCATTAATTTAAAAGATTTGCCATTCTGCATCCAGTGAAAACCTTTAGGTGCTTCTACTGCCTTTTTTGCCATCTTTTTTCTCCTTCTTTGCTTTTAAATCTTTTTTTGCATTTTTAAATATACTTGCAACCCTTGTTTTCCCCATTACTTTTGCTCTTTGTTCACCGACAGTAAGTATTTGTATCTTTCTCGCATATGGTTTATTGATTCTTTTAACTTTTCTAACGGTGGCTTGGGCATCTGTTGGCGTTGCGAATTTGATGCTAACTGTGTCCTTAGGGTTTTCATCTGTGTAGAGTCTTCTGTCGCTCCCTTTCGGTTTTTTCCCTGTACCAACTCTTGGGTCTTTCTTCTTCTTAGGCACTTTTCTTCTTCTTACCTTTTCCTAGCAAATCTTTATCTGCCTTACGAGCTCCACCTTTTCCCGTAACAAACGAGCGAACGCGGCCCATCGCCCATTGATGTGCTGATGTCTTAGGTCTACTACCACTCGAATAATATGCACCTAACCCTCTTTTATAGACCTTGTCTAACTTTTCTTTTGAGAACCTACCTGCTCCCGGTATAGATGAATATTTACCTGATTTTTTCTTTTTAGCGGTGCTTTTCTTTTTGGTTTCTGCCATTATGATTTGCTCCTTTGTTTACTTATTTTATCCATTTGAGCTTTGGTAAGTTTACCTTCTCGATAAAGCTTTGCTGTTCTTCTTATTTCTCTTTCTCTTGCCTTAGGGTTCTTTGCACCTGCGAGATATTTTTTAGGTGTACCCTTTTTTGTTTTTGCGACAGGTTTAAACCTTCTTTTTGTTGGTTTTTTTGCCATTCTTTTTCTTCTTTCTTAATTTAGCAAAGTCTGCACCAGTTATCTTTGTTCTAGGTTTTGCTACTCTTGCTAATGCTTTTTGTTTTTTAGAATATTTACTAAATGGCATTACATTCCCTCTCCAAGACTTTGTAATTCTTTCATTAACATCAAACCTTGTATTTGTATTTCTTTTACATCTGATGCCATCATATCTCTTATTGTTGGTTCAAGATTTGCATAACCAACACTATCTAGTAAATCTTCTAATTTCATTAAAGGTAATTCAGCTTTTTGCATTCTTTCTTTTGGCAAGTCTGCAAGAGCACCCATTTTTTTAGAAGTGCCGGGCATTACATTACCTTTGGTCCCATAGGTCCCAACATCTCATTCATCATTTCGTGAGCATTACCAGAGTCCATTTTAATAATCTTAACTTTCATATCGCCATGTTCTTCTTCCATTTCTTCATCTTCATGTGGAAGCATCATTGTTTGATGGCAAAGTAATAAAAAATTAACTAATTGCTCATCTGTTAGTTCTAGGCCTTCCGCGTCTCTTGGGAAGCCCATCTTTTCCATAAACAACTCTTCGTTTCTCTCCATGTTGCCTACTTCGACTTGGTGTTCCATTTTTTTCTCCTTTTGGTTTTATAAATAGACCTATTGAATAACATATTGCTTCTCCAATAAATTTGCCTATTTTAATTGAAAATCTATTTTTACCTACCTTACCTTCTGATAAATCAAATGCCATTTGTTCTGCCCATGCACACGCAATTGGTTTTATAATTTTAAAAGTAAGACCTTCTTTCCTCATTCTTTCTGCTATTGGTTTTCCCCAAGTAGCATATCCGTTATATATTTTTCTATTTACCTGTTGACCATATCGTTGGTCATATTTGTAAATATTTATAGGTAGTATATTCATTTCGTATAAAACTGTACATATAAAAGTTCCCTCTGCATCTGCACTTTCACCTTGATTTTCTAGGGTTACTGCTCTTGCAAAGTCTGGGTCATATAAACTTTTGCCTGTTGTTTCATCAACAAGATTTGTAATATTAGATTGTGTAATTTTATCTTCTGCAAAATCACTCACAGATTTTAGATTTGCATCATACATATCTTGCGCTTCTTTAAATCTGCCTTGTTCTTCTAGGTCATAAAAGCTTAATCCATCTGCTGAGGGTGCTCTTGATGCCATTTGTTCTGCAAAACCTCTGCTTTTAAATGGTTGTGTAATATATTGTTGAGTAAAACCACCTGTTCTATCATTCAATTCATCTAATTCTGATTTTGTAAATCTAGGTGTTTGTATAGGTGCCAAATCTAAATCTGGTCTTTTACTGGCAATGTAATTTTGTATATCATCACGAGTAATATTAGGTTCTGTAGAGAATGGGTCGTTGGCTTTAAATTGTTTAATTTCGTTAATAACTGCATTTGTTGCACTAGAACCAGTACCTGCCCTTTTCATTGTTGCACCAAGTCCTGTATCTAATGTATTAGCACTTAAAGAATTAAGTAGATTTGTTGCGGCACCTTCTGTTTGAACCTTGCCTATTGCTTGACCAAGCACTGTCAAATCACCAAGAGGTAATGCACCAAACACAGTTTCTGGTCTTAGAGTAAAATCAATGCCAAAATTAGAAAGAGGCTTAAAACCAGCCTCTTCTGCAAGTATACCTTGTTTTAATGTGCCTACATCTTTTAATGAAAATGGTTCTTTAGCCATTTAAAACCTATGTTCCCATACCTGTCTTTTGCATGTCCATACTTTGTGTTCTATCTGCTCTCATATCGTCTCGCATAGCAGGTCTTTCCATTGGTAATGCCTGTAATGCTCCACCTCCCATTGTTGCACCAACTGCACCTTCTACCATGCTTTCTGGTACTGTACCCATGACGGCCTCCATAGCATCTTCTAACGATATACCCATAGTTGTTAATGCTTCTATTGCCTCTCTATCTGCCATAGTTAGACCTGACATGGCATCATCTCTAATATTTCCCATATCATCAAAAATTCTTTTACCTTCTTTAGTGACCATATTACCATCTGGCAATTCCATAACCTCGTTTTCACGAACAACACTTTTTGGGTCTAAGGTTTTCATCATGTCAAATACTGCAGGTGTTCCGCCCATCATACCACTCGGTCTTGCTGGATTAACTATTGATGGGTCATCTTTCTCCATGCGTTTCATCATATCTCTATAATTTTTTGTGCCTTTATCCATATGTCCCGGCATTTTAGCCTCCTTGTTTTGCTATGTTTTTTTCTCTAATAATCTGAAGTTCTTGCTCTAACTTCATCATTTTACCTTGTAATTCTTGGTTCAATTTGGCTTGTTCAATAGCTAAATCTTGTTTAGTTTCTGCATCTTTAATAGCCATATCTTGTTTCGCCTTTGCCGCCTCAATTTGCAGTTCTTGTTGTGTCTTCATCTGCAACATTTGTTGTTCTAATTGTGCCAATTGTTGTGCGAATTGTAAAGGATTTGCTTGTTGACCTTGACCCATATTCGTAATCGCAGAGATTTGTGCCATTTGAGGTGATTGTTTTACAACCTCTGCGGCTCTTTGTGATATTTGCATATCTAACTCTGGCGATAAATCATCAAATTTAAATTTAGCATCTCTAATATCTGGTAATGGTGCTAGTTGCATACCTATCGCTGTCTGCATTCTTTGTCTGTAGAGTAATGCAATATGTTCTGCAATATGTGCAATTAAAATAGGTTGTAGGTTTCTTGCACCCGGATTACCACCTAACGATGGGTCTTGTAAGAATTGCATATGTACGTTTATATGAGCATCATGGTCTTGTTCTGGGAATGCTCTAATAGGTTTACCATACATAATAGACATATTCTCGTCTACAGGGTCTAAACGACTTGCTTCTTCTGGTTCTTTCAATACCTCACCAATATTTGGTATTCTCAATGCCTCTAACATTCTTTTATGTGTATCGTACATATCATAAAGCTGAGGTGCTGATTGTGATAATTGAAGAACAGATTGTGCTTGTGCTATTCTCTGTGCAGTACTGAATACGTTAGGGTCTGAAACAGGTATAATATCTATCGTACTATCAAAATCTGTAGATAGTATTCGTTGTGTTACACCTGATATTGCAAATTCAAATTGTTCTGGTAAAAATTTAGAATTTAATTTAGCAATTAATTTAAATTCTTGCCCTTGTGAATAATGTAATCGTTTGTGTATGGCACTAAACGCCTTACTACCTTGTTCTATAAGGGCAACTGTTGAACCTACTGGTGCATTAGGGTTGACATCTCCAACATTTAAATCTGCTGTACTTGCAAATCTCTGACCTGCCTGTACGATTGCATTCATTAAATTAAATAATGTTCCTGATGGTTCTTTAAATGGTAATGGCATAATTGCTTTATTAACATCATCTACTGTGGCATCTAAATCTGCAAACTCACCCGGATTAACTTGCAATTCGCCACCTGTAACTCTACCTTTTAATTTAAATCCGCCTTGCATATTACTGAAAGCCGCAGAATCTAATAACGCCCTTAATGAGCCTGTCGCCGCTTTTCCAAGACCACCTATTAAATGATATAAACCAAATCCGTAGAAACCTGTTCCGGGTAAAAATCTGTAAGATACAAAATAATCAAGTCTTAGTTTCTTTTCGTCTTTTTCTTCCCAGTTTCTTCTTATTGATACAATCTTTTGTGAATCATAATCTATTGTTACAACATAGGGAAATGCAACCATATCTTTGTCATAATCTTCATCGTCTGTTTCTATACCATCAAGACCATCAAATGTTTCGTATACGTGCATTTCAATTAATGTAACTGTCTCGTTGTGTTCTTCGTCTCCGTAAGATGAAATACCTTCAATCTCTTCGCCAATATTACCAGCAGGGTCATAATCACTACCCACATATTTAATAGGTAAATAAAAACCACCTTGAACATAACGATTATAGTCGTTTCTTGGCATTCTAATGATGTGAGAATATCTTATAGATGTCATTAAATCTTTACTGTCTGGTGCGACAATGAAATCTTCTGCCTTTACAAACTGAGAACATTGTCTACCTAAATTTGTATCATAATACACTTTTTTAAAGGCATGACCAATTAGTGGTAACTGAAATAACATTGTATCTAAATCAGGAAAATATTCAGGCATTTCTTGTGTTATTTGGTAGTTCATATAATCACGAACTCGTCTTGCTTGGTCTTCTAATTCTTCTGTTGGTTCACCAATTATTGTTGTTTTTACTGGTCCACCTGACGGATATAATTCAGCGATTGCTCTTGCATTGAACTGGGTTGCGGCCTCAGCAATCATTGGGTGTACAACTGTACTTAATCCTCTTGTTGCTCTCTGTTCTTCTTCTTCTGTTAATCCGCCATCAGGTTCTAGTGTTTCAAGACCTTGTTTGTATCTATCTTCCCATTCTGACCTAGCTTCTTTGTCGCTTTCAAAGGCTTCTAATAAATCTTGTGCCTTTCTTGCAGATTCATTGTCATCTATTTGTTCTGCAAGGTTTTGGTCATGTTCGCTTGTAAGTTCTACTACTTCGTCTAATGATGCATCGCCAATAAGAACATCATTACCTATCTGTTCAACTTCTAAATTGTCTGCTGGTGCACCTTCTGCGAAAGGTATTACGTTTGGTTCTTTAGCCATATAATGTTAACCTCTTTTGTTCTTCAACGTCTTCGTCATCTGCGTCGCTTGAATGTGTTAAAAACCAACCTTTTCTTAATCTTAACCATGCTTGAGTGCATGTGTCTACTATATCATCATTATTACCTGTTGGAAAGGCAGAACATATATCTATTAAATCTTTTGCCCATCTCTTACCTGCAGGGTACCATATTCTACCATCTTCAAGCAAGGCAGAACTTGCATGTGCCCTAGCTTGTTTATCTCTATCTGGTGAATATTCTAAAACTGGTATACCAGCCATTCTTAAATCTTGTATTAAACTTTGACCACTTGCTTTCTTTTCTATTAACACAACATCTGGCTCATAATCTTCGTATGCCTCTTGTGCAATCGCTCTTAACTCAGGGTAAGAAACCCTATCGTACCACATATCAATAACGATAGCATTATAATATCCATCTTGTTTAAATACTCCCCATGTTGTTCTAGCACTATAAGAACTATTTTCTTTTGTACTAAATGCTGTATCGTAAGATTGTATCATGTATTCTATGTAAGGCAAATCTTCCTCTTGCCATTCACTCCACCATTCTGCCCTTAATATACCACCACCTCTCGGCATTGGTCTTTGTTGTAATTGACCTGCAGAACCATAAGAGCCGAGACTTTTTTCAAGATTAGTTAATGTTTTATCGTCTATTCTATCTGGCCATAGTAATTCGCCATCTTCTTCTCGTGGGTCTATAAAACCTAATGTTGAGCGACTAATGGTTGGGTGCGTAGATTCGTACCTTGCTGGTAAACATAAATGGTCCCAATCTTCAAATTCATTTGCCAATATATGACCAGTTAAATCATTTTCATGAACCCTTTGCATAATTATAATAAATGCACCATTTTTAGGGTCATTCAATCTTGTTTGCATGGCTTGGTCCCACCAATCTAATACACCTTGCCTTACAAGACCTGATTCTGCCTCTCTTACATTGTGTGGGTCATCAATTACAATAATATCGCCACCCTCACCAGTTAATGCACCATCTACAGATGTAGCAATTCGCATACCTGTTTTGTCATTCTCAAACCTTTGTTTCTGATTTTGGTCTGTAGTAAGCGAGAAACCATCGCCAAAGGTTGTCTTGTACCATTGACTATCTATCAATCGCCTACATTTAACGCTATCTCTTATTGATAAAGAACCTGCATAACTGGCATATAGAAACTTTTTAGTAGGGTCATTTGTCCATGTCCATGCAGGTAATGCAACAGACACCGATATAGACTTCATATGTCTTGGTGGTACGTTTATAATTAATCTTTTAATATCTCCATTTGCAACTGCCTGTAAATGGTCGGATATTGCATCAATATGCCAATTATCGTTGTATTCCCTATTGGGTTCTATTGTTCCCCATGCTTCCTTTATGAATAACTTGAGGGACCTTCTCATTTTCTCCGCTCGTATCTGTATCAACGAGTGCATGTTTAAGTGTTCTTTCAAGATAGTTGAGGTCATCATCGCTTAATCTGCTTACGTCTAGCACCTTTCTTTCTTCAATGTTAATGTCTTGTCGTATCTCTTGTCTATCTGTTTGCCCTAACATCTGTTTACCAAGCCAAATCGCCATGGTTGAATTGTTTGTATCTTCCATAATCTGTATTTGTTTTCTTCTTAAAGACAACATACCAGTCGCCCTACCTTTTTCTATTGCCTTTCTAACCTCTGGTTCGTTGGTAAATTTATCTTCAAGGGTTCTTAAAGGTATATCAAAATACGCTGATATTTCTGGCATTGTACAATTCAATCTTGATAATCTTTCTAATTCGCCAAGATTCAATTCTATTTTAGGTCTACCGACCTTTCGTTTTTTAACTGGCTTTATTTTTTTTATTTCGTTCATATTCTAAATATCTTTTTTCAGCATTTGGAAATAATTTAAACCATCTTTTTCTAGTCTCTTCTGTCATATCTACAGAGCTTGGTTTATCGCCATAATCATTTCTTAAAAAATTCTGATAAGAACTAATTCTACGTTTTTGTTTCTTTGTCATTATCTAACTCTGTAATACATCTTTTTTTAAATACCACGAAAATTATTTATTATTCAACTTTTTTTAATTTCATTCCGTAATTATTTACACCTTTTTTAGGTTTATAATCATCACGAAATATTAATTTGTTTTCTCTTTTAAACTTATTGTAGTTAACATAATGATGATGTCTGCCATATCTCCAAACAAGTTTTGTAACATCAGGGTGTAATCGCATCTGCATATTTGATTTAGGTATTGTACCTTCTTCTGCATAGAACTCATCTGTATTACCACCTTTAATAGTTTGTGTATTTGCCTTTTCTTGTAAGAAAACATTAAATTGTACTGTACACCAACCTTTCTTAAGTATTCTTAAAGATAAATCAGTATCTTCGTTATACCTGCCTCTCCATCTATCTGGTAAAGGTAAATCGTTTCTAATTAGATTACATGAATATATTCTAGTATTTACTGTAAAAGGTCCATATTGATGTGCCCATTTATCTATAACAAAGAATGTGTAATTTGGTCCTGCCATTCCAATGTTCTTATATCTTAATACAAAATCTTCCATAACTTTGAATGGTGTGCCATCTATACATTTAATCTCTAGGTTATTCTGCCATCTTCTAAAACATTTTATGTTATCGTCCATTACCCAATGCCATTTGTAACCTCTATCTATTGAATGTTGCCATATAAAATTACGAGCAGGTCCGGGTCCCTTAGATTTTTTATCGCCTAAATCGTCACACGTATCGTAATCGTCTTGGTATGTCTTATCTAACACGAGTATATTCTTTTTCTGTACCACCTTCGCATACTCCGAGTACTCTTGTTCTTCGACTACTACCGTGTATGGGACACCCATTTCTTCTAATGCCTTGATAGTTAATCTACTATCTGCCCTACCTTTAGATGGTATATAGATGGGGAATTGGTGCTTAACTGCCAAAGGCCTTATCCTTAATTACATTCTTTTCTATTTTTGGGTACCAAATAAATTTAGTTTTATCTGTATAATCTTGTTTAATTAACTGAAAGAATTTATCCATAGATTCTTTATTAACAAAATTTACAGTCAGCGATTTATATGGCGATTGGTCTTCGTGGTCAAAACTAGGCATATCTTGCCAATGTTCTTCTGTATCTAGCCATTCTCGTGAATTATGGTCTGGTTGAAATACAATGGTTTCTAATTCTTGTTGTTCAAAACCAAGATTATCTAGGTCAAAACCTATATCGTTTAACATGTCCATTTCAAATTTAAGTAATTCGTAATCCCATGTACTATCTTCTGATAATCTATTATCTGCTATTCTGTATGCTTTAACTTGTTCTTCTGCCATGTCATGTGCAACATGCACAGGTACCTTTTTCATTTTTAAATATTCTGCACCCATTAATCTTGTATGACCAACAATTACTACATAGTCTTTGTCAACAACGATTGGTTGTCTCCAGCCATACTGTTTTAGGGATTTTGCAATCTTTTCTGCATTTTGATTTTTTCTAGGGTTTTTCTCGTATGGTTTAATCTTATCTATGTTTAACATTTCAATCTTCATCTTTCACTCCATATTCTTGTCGTAACACATTGTATTTATTATATAATCTGATGGCATTTCAAATTGGTCATAAATGCTATCTACAACATACCTTTCGTATCTTGGTATATTTATTTCACAATCAAATTTACTGGGATATTTTATTTGTGCTTCATGCATGCCACATAAAACCTCTCCACCGTCATAACGATTTCCCTCAATCCATATAATACAAGTCATAACAATCATGGAAAACATTTAAAATCTCCAAATCTCTTTGTTTGTTTGGTCTACTTTTTCTATAAATTGTTTTTTCTTTTTTGCTTGTACAGGGTTTCCTTTGTCAAATTGATTTAAATTAAACATACTAAAAAATGGATTCATAGACTCCTGTAACTTTTCTGCATTTTCTACTAAATGATGTTTTATAATAATATTTCTTTCAGTATGAGGGTGAAAAATTGCCATCGGTGTTAATGGATTTATATTAAATTCAATATCTTCATTTTTTCTAATTACAAAAAAGTTTAGATTTGTACTTGATTGTGTTTTAAAATCTACAACTCCCGGTAACAAGTGAAAGTGTCTAAAAAAATCTCTATTACTCCAAATTGGTTGCGACATTGTAAATAATATTTGTTCTCTACAATGAATATACCATGGACTTATTATTTTAATACTTTCCCCATGTTCTTTTGTAAATCCAGCAAATTGTTCTTGATGGTGATATTCAAATTGTATCTCATTATGTGATGCTGATGCCTTCCAATCAGTTGCCTTTGGGTGTAAAAACATTTTTAAATCACACCATAACGGTAAGATTATTCCATTTTTATAATATTGCACAATACCGGGACATTTTTTTATGGTAGATATTTTTCCTTGTCCTTCTTGAAAGTAAGTTTCATTAGGCTCTTTTTTCCACCAATCTGGTATAAAATGGTGTCCATGATTAATTCTTGCAAAATTATATGCAAATATATTTGAAGTATAACAATCTAGTACAATATCTTTTTTCTTATTAATATTGAACATTTAAATTATCTTATAATAATGTATATTGGTCATCTATAATCCTTGTCATTTTCTTTTCTTCTTTACTGTGTTTTAATTTATAAACATCAGCGACACTTAATTCGTTTGCTCTTAATTTCTCATAGAGTCTTAAATCAAGAACCTTAACCTCAGACATTAAAGCCTCGTATGCTTCATCTACTACTTTTTGTTGTTCTGGTGTTAATCCATTATCTATAAAAGTATTATCCATAGGTCTGCTCATAACATCTTGTTTTATAATTAAAAAAGAACTCTCGTTGACCAATATCGCCATAAATTCCCTGTTCTCTAATCTTTTTTGTAATTACCTTTGTTGAATTATTTTCAAAATCTCTATGAATAACCAAAGCGGTATCTGCCATATTCGCCCAATGTGCTGAACCACTAACTTGATAAAGGTCTGGTGGTGGTATAACTCCTGCATCATTTCTGTGTAATTTATGTGGGTGTGCAACCATACAAACCCAGATATCATGGTTTCTTGCGAATTGTTGGCATTTGGCAATAACATCTCTTATATGCTCATCTTCTCTTTTATGTGCATCTCTATTTGAACTCACCTGATTGAATGGGTCTATTACCAAACCTTTGATACCAAATCGTTGTTTAGATGCCTTTGCCTTATTTAATATGTAATCTATAGTTGGTATGTCGTCTTTCGCCTCAAGAAATTTAAAATGTGTATTTAAGAAATCAACACCTGCGTTTAATTGTTCTTGGGTTATTCTTTCATAAACTCCAATATCAAAAGGTTTTCTACATCTCTTTTCTAATAATCTTCTAATATGATTAGGTGTAGAATGCTCTGGTGAATATATTAAAAATCTCCAATGTTGTTGTTCTGCAAGATTTATTAATATTTGGTCTAAGAAATTAGATTTACCATGATTCGGTATACCAGTTATAAGATTAAATGTTGTTGGCATTATCTTATATATTTCGTCTAACTTTTCAAAACCTGTTGAAATTGCCTTTTGTACATTACCATCATACATATTTTGTATTTGGTCCCTATAATCGATAGCAGAATGTAAATCTTCAATGGGAAACTCTTTGGCATTTGCTATTGCCATTCCAAGTTTTTCTTCGCCAAATATTACCAAACATTCGTTGGCATCTTTAATTTGCTTTTCTTCATCTGTTGTCATATCTTTAAATGTAGGAAATTGTACAACCTTACAAATATCACGACCAAAACGATGTATCAATTCAAGACCAAGAGCCTTACCTGCCTCGTCATTATCTGTGGCAAGGATTACCTCTTCAGCCTCCCATATCCATTCAGTTTGCTCAAATGCAGAAAACCGTCTATCTTTCAAATCAAATTTAGGTGTTTTAGGTGCACCATCTGGTAAACTTACAACATCTCTTATGCCTATTTGCATTAAAGATAAAACGTCCATCTCACCCTCTACAAATATAACTCTCTTTTTTGCATCAGGGTTTTCTTCCCAAACCTTTTTAAGATTATCAATATTATAAAGGCATTTTATTGCATCTTTTTCTTGATGAAATCGTTTATCTTTACTTCTGTATTTTATATTTACAATTTTACCATCAAGATAATATGGAAAGCATAATCTATCTTTATATGTATAAAGTTTCATTTCAGTTATTGTTGTTGGGTCAATCAATCTTTTTACCAACCAATTATATGCTTCATCTGACAAAGTTTGTTTCTTAGGCACAAAAGGCATTACATTTTCTTTTCTTTTAAATTTAGAAAATTCATTTGGTTTAATAATATTATCGTGTACTGCACCTTTCCATTCACAATGATGACAATGCCACATTGCCATATCATCATGTAAATTTACTGATAAACAAGGTTCATTTCTATTTTTACTTCTTGTATGTGAACATTTAGGGCAAATTACCTTTTGTTGTTCTTGTTGTGAATTAACCCTTATGCCTTCATTAATTAATTGTTCGTGAATATTCATTATTGTTTTCTCCCTTTGTTAACCAACTAATTGGTTTAAATTTATTCGTTCTTCTTTTTCGTTATCTAGGGTCTCCCATCTCCTCTGATTTAACCATGTTGTTAAATGTGGTATAAATCTTAACTCTTTGTTTTTATTTACCTTATTATACTTTTTTACTTTTTCAAATAACTCTTTTTTTATAATTACTATATTTGGTTCTGATGTTAGTTTTTGCCATATGTCGTGTGCTTTTTTCTTAGAGCCATCTTTTCTAGGATATTCATTCCAAAGTTCAACAAATTCAGTATCGTACTTATTAGGTTTATTATTATTGGTTATATGGGGTTTCATAGTGATACTAGGGGGGGTTTCAAATTGAACAGGGTGGGTTTCAGTCTGATACCCCACCATCAATGTATAAAGGTTTGATGTTTGTCTTTTACCTTCATTAAAATCGGCAAATCTTTCTTGGATTTTTATTAATTGAAGTTGTTCAAGATTTTTCAATGCCCTAATTATTGTTGACCTACTCATTTCAGTCATTGAAATAAGTGTTTTAAAACTTGGGAAACAGGTATTTTTATCATCAGCATAATTGGCAAGACATATTAAAACTAATTTATTGGTACCATTACCAGTTTTTTGTTTAGATGCCCAATCTAATGCCAACCAACTCATAATATCTCCGTTATAACAATAGGTGGTTTATATGTAGCTAATATTTTTTTTCTTAATATATAATCTCTTGTCTTTGTAACCTTTGACTTAACATCTTCTATAATTTCTATACCTTTATTATTAATATATTTGAAATCAGCAGTATATCTGCCTATCTTTACACCATTAACAATTAACGGAAAGACAGGGTGTACTTCTAAATTTGTTATATATTTTTTTATTTGCATCTGTTCTAAAATTAAATATCTATTCAGTTCTTTTTTTGAATCAAACCTTATTCCTTTGTAATATTGCTTTTTTGCGTTGTATTTGTTCGGCATATAGGTCTGTCCCTGTTACTTGATTATCAGTAAATATAAACAATTTTTCTGCCTCAGCCCATCTAGGCATTCTATCGCCTTTCGCCCAAGACTCAATATTTCTATAATGAGTATCTAATTCTTTAGCGAAACTCTTATAGTTATATCCATTCATTTTTATATAGTCTTTTAATCTCATAACTCCCTTTTAAAATAAAAAAATAATTATGTAAACACAAAAAAGGTTTACTTCTTAAAATAAATTGGTAGTATGTAATTCTCGGTAACTCCTTACCGACTTGCGATGATGGTCTGGTTTTTTTAAAATGATTTTCCAGACCGTCATTTAAACGAAGAACGAAGAATTGAGGTAAAGATGAACAGAAACAATCCATTTGCCATACATGGTATTACTCATTTATCACACAGTTCAATTAATACTTGGTTAACAGACCCAGCAAGATTTATTGCAGATAAATTATTTGGTGTAAGAGATAAAGGCTCTGCATCAATGCACAGAGGTACTGCAACAGAATTTGGTCTTGCACAAAAGTATACAGAAGAGGCATGGGAAATTGACCTAGAGGTTGTCGGCACAAAATACCAACAATTGTGTCAAGATGATTTAATTGATGTTGATGATGAAAGAAGAATAAAAGAAAAAGAAAACTTAAAAGAATATTGTAATATTCTAAATAAACATTTTGATTATAAAAATTTGGTAGATTACCAAAATAAAATTGAAATAAATTTTGAAGATTTACCAGTCCCATTTATTGGTTACATAGATTTTGTATTTGAAGACACAATTATTGATTTAAAAACTACTGGTAGAATGCCATCAAAGCCTACAGATGCCAATAAAAGACAAATGGCATTATATCATATGGCTTACCCACAACATCAATGTAACGTCGTTTATGCCTCACCAAAAGCATATTCTACATTCTTAATAGATGACAACGAAATAAAATACCATCAAAAGCAAATTAAATCTGTTGCTTTTGGGTTAATGAAATTCCTTGCAATCAGTGATGATAAAGAGGAATTGGCTTCAATAATCCACCCTAATTATGATTCGTGGACTTGGAGCGACTATTATAAAGAGCAATCAAGCAAAAAAATAACACAATGGAGTTATAAATGAACCAAGAATCAAATAAAAAGATAACCACAGAAACTGGTCGTGTTGCACAACCAGTTCAAATAAAGCCAAAAGTTTCAACTACAAAAACATTGGTTGAGGCCTTAAATAAATTTCAAGAATTAAATATTACTGCACTAAAAGGTACACATAATACTTATTTTAAGAGTACATATGCAGATTTAACATCTGTTATAGATGCCTGTAATCAGGGTGCTCAATATGGCCTGTGTTTTACACAACAAGTTTATTATAAAAATCTAATACTTGATAAACAGATAACTGATACATTTAAAGATGGTTCTACCAAAAATACTGGTGGTCAAACAGTTACAAGAGATATATGGGTTAAAACAACCATTTATCATACTATAGACGAAAAGACTATTGAATGTGATGTGCCAGTTTTAATTAATCATGTTGAAAAAGATAACCCACAAAAAATGGGTTCTGCAATAACCTATGCCAAAAGATATGGTTTACAGGCATTGTTTGGTCTTGGACAAGATGATGATGCAAATTCAGCATCAGGTGTAACCGATAAGGGAGGAAAAAATGGATAATACAAAAACATATGACCAAACCAATCGTGGAGCTTTATTTAATATACCTAAAGGCACAAGTCCCGATGGCGAGAAAAAAGAACCCGAATGGCAACTTATTCAACAAGGTAAATTAAATATCAATGGCGACCAACTTAGAGTTGTTGGTATTAAACGTCTAAATCAAAAAGGCGAAGAAATTGTTGAATTATATAGAGCAATGGGAACCTTAAAAAAAGCAGACCAAATCAATGAAAAAGACCCATATGCAAAAGGTGTTGTAAATGCTTTGGTTGATAAAGGTGCCATGATTATATCTGCATGGAAAGAACAAAGCGAAAGAGGTAATAAATATATCTCTTTAAAACTAAGAGATTTTGCAGACAGTACTGGTTATGAACCAAAAGAACAAAAACAACATTCTAATGATAAAGACGATACATCTGCATTAGAAGATATTGATTGGTAAAAGGGAGAAAGCAATGAAAAAACAATCACAATATGACAACATTAAGGCACATCTTGAAGATGGAAAAACATTACAACCATTACAGGCATTATCTGAATATGGTTGTTATAGATTATCGGCAGTAATTCATAAGTTAAGGCGAGATGGTTACCCTATTGAAACAAATATGAAAACCAATAGAGGCAAAACATATGCTGAATATGTGTTAACTTACGATAAAACTAATTAATGTCTAATTTCAAAATCAAAAGAATAAAAGACAAAAAGTTTTTAGATTTTGTATCTAAAAAAGAATGTTGTTTATCTGCTCATTCTTCTTACCCTTGTCATGCAAATGTTCAAGCACATCATTTGTTAAAACCTTATGACGGAGTAAGGGGAATGGGAATTAGGGCAAGTGATAATAATGCAGTACCACTTTGTTATTATCATCATGCCTTACTACATGATTCTCATGGAAACGAAGATATGTTTTGGCAGTCTTTTGATTTGTCAAAAGATTATGGTAGAGAAGTGGCAAAAAAATATTGGGAGATGTATAATGCAAAAAATTGATGAAGAAGAAATACATAAGGCAGTTGCTTGGTTACGTGATTCTGCAGGATTATGTGCTGAGGCAAAAGCAACAAGAATTTACCTTGAGGCATTTTCAAAATCATTAAAAGCAATTCTTATGAGTAAACATCTTGAACTTCCTATTTCTGCTCAAGAGAGAGAAGCATATGCAAGTCAAGAATATCAAGACCATTTAAAAGCAGTAAAGATTGCTATTGAACGTGACGAAAAAAATAGATACCGTAGAGAAACTGCTTTGGTCAAAATAGAGACTTGGAGAACACAAGAAGCCAATCTTAGAGCTATCAAACTTTAAACGTCGTACCAGTTGGTATATGGTCTAGGGTATGATTATACAAAAAAATTGATTTCAGCAGTTTTTAACTCTAGTAAGGGTTGTAGATGTCAACAAAAAAAGACAAAAATGACGAAGAATTTTTTGAAGATTGTCCAAAAGCTGTTGCTGAATACGAATCTGAGGTTGGCATTCGCCGAGTAAAGAGACTTCCATATTACGAATATTTCATAAATTCGCTAAATACAAGTGATGATTTTGATGTAAGAATACCTACTGGTGTTACTGCCGATTACAGAGGATATTCTGATTTAGGTTATGTAAAAAAAGTTTTTATAAATATAAAAAAATAGGTTGACTGGTACTAGTTACAATTTACCAATAGAATCATTCATTAATATTTCATGGGAGAAAACAGATGAATGATACAAAAACAAATGAGATTTATCCTCATAATCAACCACTAAATACTTATCTTAAAGTAACATATCCAGATGGTGATATGGAATATTGGACATTAGATAATTCTGTAGAAGAATTAGAACGTCTTCAAAAATTATATAAAGGTAAGATAACAACCAAAATTGTGAAAGGATATTAAAATGAACGATATTCTTCACGATATAGAAAAACTAACCGATATAAAAAAATCCGTTGGTTTATTTTCAGACTCAACAATTCAATCTCTTATCCAAGATTTGATAAATGAAAAACAATCAATCGTTAAAGATTTTGAAAAAGAGATACCCTCACATATTCAAGAATTAAATAAAAAATTGAAAGGAGAAATCTAATGGGTATGAGTTCTTATATACTAGATTTAGAAGATAAATTTATTGATGTAGAGGTGGCAGAGATTATTAAAGACTCTGATACCTTACAAGAGGCACAATTAAGAGCAGAAGATAAAAGGGTAATGAATTATAATTTTATTCCCTCTACTGGTCTTGATGAAAAAGTAAAAGAAATGTGGGATTTATATTGGGAGAAATACAATGTCTAGACCTATACTTTGTTCAGAAATTTTATCAGGGTTTACACAACCTAAAAGAGCAATCGCCCTCTACCAAGGGGGCAAGATTGCCGATGACATGATAAGAAAGAAACAAAAAGCATTTGTAGATGCTCAGAAATTTGTTCTTACACCTAAACTGGTGCAAAATGCCTTTGATATTTCATTAAAGAAACCATCAATTTTATTAGAGATGTTAGAAGACATGAAAATGCCTTTTGATAATCTTTGGATTGAATGGGACGAAGAAGCAAGACAGAACTACATGAAAGATTATTGGGATAAGACACCAATGAAATTTAAATTAAAAGACGAGACACCTGATAGGGTTGGTTACCATATATCAAAATTTACTGATGTATTAGATGATAGTTATTTTTTATATGAGTCTTGGTTCTTTATAGATGACGAAGATGTGGCATCTGATTTTGGTAGAATTATAAATAAAAAATTCTATTCTCCAACAATGTGCCAAATTATCCATGAAGAATTACCAAATTTTGATGATGAACTTGCAAAGGTTGAACTTCTTGATGAATTACCTAAAGGTAGTAGAATTGCAAATCCCGAAGAATTTAAGGTCAAGGCATTGGCAATAGGTTCTAAATTCTTAGGTGGTTGGTATTTTATGGAATATTGTCCTGAGAAATTTATTCTAAATACCAAAATGACATCACATGATGACCAATATAATCATTTGATGAAAATGGTAAAATACAATAAATCTCACGAATTTAATTGTCTTAAAGAAATATGTTACAGATTATCTATTGCACAATCTGCATCAATGCATTGGTCTGTACCATCTTGGAAATTTAAAGAGGGATATACAACCGAAGAGATACAGGCACACGAAAGCAATCTTATTACCTCAACAGAGGGCGATACAAGGTTTCTAATATCTTTATTCTCTTTATTAAATCAAAGTTTACATACTCAAGAGGTTGTGCAACCAAATGATAAAATTATCCATACGAAATTAGGCAAGAGAGTACCAAGAAACGAATATAAAGTACTTGATATAGATTTATCTGCCAATAAGGTTAGAAAGGTCTATAAGGCAAGATTTCAAGGTAAAGGTAATCCAAAGAGACAACACACACGACGTGGACACTACCGAAGACTACGAGATATTGATGGTACTATTAAAAGAAAGATATGGATTAAATCTTGTATCGCAGGAAATGCAGACCTTGGGATTATTGAAAAAGATTATAATTTAAAATCTTAAAATAAAATATTTCTATAATTGTAAAAAAAATACCTTTTATGTGTTGACTTTTATAATTATAGAAATTACTATGTAACTATCATTAAATTTTTTATGGGAGAAAACAAAAATGATAAAATACACTAAAGACCAACTAGAACTTAAATCTTATATAGAAAAGAAAAATAAGGAACACATGGATATGGTTAGGGCAAATACAGACCCTAGAATTATGTACTGTGAGGTTCCAGAGGTAATACCTTTTTCTGAATTAGACAAATTGGCAGAATATGGCATTACAACAATTATCGATTATAAGAAAGACGAATGTGTTACCATGATTTCTGAACTTGGTAAATCTGCCACTGGTTCAAGAGTTAGGGTTGACCCAGACGAACATACCTTAGAAGAACTAGAAATAATGGTTGAATACTGGGGTAAAGAATCAACAAAGGCTGTTGAAGAACAAAATATTGCAGATAAAAGAAAGGTTAAAGAATTTGCAAAAAGAATTAAAGATACCTGTAAATTAGGTGCCAATAATTATAGAACTGCAATTAGATGGATTTTACAGGCAGAGGGTATAGAAAATGACGAAATGTACCAAGGTGGTTCAATTTGTTATGACCTAAACCTTCCATATCGACATAAAAAACTATTTCAAACAGCAGGGGTGGCATAAAGCCACCTCTTTTAATTTAACTTAAAAGGGAGAAACAAATGTTAAATACTAAATTATTTGAAGAAGAAATGGAAAAAATAAACTTCTCAATAGATATTCAAGATATTGAGGGAATACCAACAGAAATGGGTAGAAAATTGGTTAGAACCGATACAGATACCCCACTTGGTATTATTAAATCTAAATATAAACCAATCTTACATACTCAGGCATTTCAAGGTGCTTTACAAGAAATGAAGAATGGAGGTCTTACCTTAGAAAATGCAGAGGTTTCTATAGACTCTTATGAAAATGGTGCCATGGCAAAGATGGAGGTATTGTTACCAGAAAAAACCACTCAGATTGGCGACCATAATCTTTCATTAAAATATGTTGCTAGAAACTCTTATAATGGTAGATGGAAATTTCAATCTTTCTTTGGTTGGTTAAATCATGTTTGTTTTAATACATTGGTTACTGGTCAAAAATTGGCATACACATCTAATAGACATACCAAATCTTTTGATATTGACCAATCTAATAAGAAGATTGTAAATGCTGTAAAAGCAGTTACCGATGAAACTGAGAGATTTAAGAAATGGTGGGATACATCTGTTGAAGATGCACAGATAAAGAAATTATTTGAAAACACCATTGCGAAACAAAATCTTTCAAAAGGTAGCAGAATGGCAGGTGTATCTGAAACTAACCAAAAACAATTAGCCATTTTAATGGGGTTATATAACGAAGAGGTAACCCAAATACATGGTAAGGGTGATTATGGTAGGAATGATGCAAAAGGCTCTCTATGGTGTGCATATCAATCAGCAACTGCATGGTCTACACATCTTACAGATATTAATAGAAGCGATACAAAAAAATATCTTGTTCAAGTAGACAGACAGAAATTGGTATCAGAAATGGTTGAAACCAAGAACTGGAAGGAGCTAGAAGATGCTTAAACGATATAAAAAGAACTTCTTGTATATTATATTAACTGGTTTGGTTACTGCTTGTAGCAGTAGCCAACCTTCAAACAACATCAAAATGGTATACAATAAAGAAATGTTCCAGATGAATAGACAAGAAGTTATAAATGCCATAGAAGATTGTCGTTCTGTAAAATTAAGACCAGTACTTTATCATGGTCGTGTTAAGGTAACAGACCGATATGTACCAATTGTTGTAGAGGTGCAATGTGCTCCTACATACAAAGATTATAACTAAAAAGAATTGGGGTGGTAAATGAACCGAAAAGAAAACCACCCCAAAACAGATGCAATATAAATATCGCACAAATTGGTTTACTTTACTACTAATTTTGATACTCTGTAATTATAAAACAACGTTTTTTGGGAGAAAACAATGACTTATCAAGACTACGAAAATGAATTACTACAAAATATAAATCATTATACTGTTACTCAGCATCTTGGCAGAGGTCAATATAATAAGATTGATTGTACTGATTTAGAACACGCAAATAATATTAAACAACAAATAATAGATAAGAATAAAAGTGCTAGGGTTGCAATCTATGCAGTTTGTAAACCAGAAGCAAGACCTCTTGTTAATATAATTGTGGGGTAATATTATGGAAAACAGATATTTTGTTAAAATTCGTTTATTCGATAATCTACCAGATATGCCAGACCATGGTAAATATGTAACAATCATGGTTGAGGCAAATTCTACAGACGAATTAGAAATGTTAATTGACGATAAACATAAAATAACAATGTGTGAACTTGTTGACTAGGAGGTAATATGGCAATTATGAATATTATTAAGGGAAAAAATACCATTTATGATTTTTTATTAGATGCCTATAATAATTGTGATTATAAAAGAGGTTATCACATTATTAAACTAATGATTAAATCAAAAACAAATTTAGATAACTTTGTAAGTTTTTTAGCAAAAAATAGTACAACAGAATTACATAAACATTCTTGTTATCATCAGTTCTTTAGAAATGTTTTTGCAAAATTTATTAGACAATGTAGAATATCAAAATAATTTAGCTTGGGTCGCCTTGGAAAATATTGTTTTCTCCCAGCCCCACCCCATATTTGGTAAGATAAGCTAGGCGAATAGTCTTACCATTCATTTTCCCAACAAATGCTCTACTCTTTTTTTTAAGTTTTCTACCATTGTAAAATTAGGTGGTTTCATTTTACTTTTTTCTGCAATGCTTAATTCATTAATGATATAATAATCACATAGAACCTCTACTAACTTAAGTTCTTTTGTATTCAATTTCATTTTTTTAAGTTGATTTAAAGATATAAGTATTTTTTCTGGCATTATTTACTAATACTTCTAAGACTTTCCATGACCTTATCTATATCAGGTTCTTCGCCATTAGGGTCATAAATACATTTATATTTAATAGGACACCAAGTTTCTATCATCATTGTAAAAGTTTTATTACCACCCTCATAAATACAGGCTCTTTTATCTGTGTATTTTGACGTAATTCTTTTTTTCAATCTACAGGTTGTATATTTCTTTTCAATTATCTTGCCTTGCCACACCTTTTGTTTATACGTATAATCTTTTGGTGCATTATACATCTTACCATCAGCAAATGCCCTAACACCTAAAACAAGCAATAATGTTCCAATACCTATACCAAAAAATATAATCGCACCCCATTTCAGCATATCCATGATTTCGTCTTGTTGTCTTTTTGCTTTTATTCTTGCTTGTTTTTGTGCCTCTTTGGCTTCATTAATTCTGTTTGCTCTTTCTGAAAGTATTTCGTCCCATGCAGTAGGTCCAAACCTAAGATTTATAATTGTTTTTAATTCTTGTCTTTTTTCTTCTAGTAATTTTCTATCTATAAAATCTGTCGCACTAGATTCAATGCCAAACTGTTCTTTTAAACCAATGCCTTTGCCTTGGTTTTTATTCATTTGAGCCTCGCCCTCAAAAAAACCATCTATTTGTTTGGCAATGCCTTTTATGTCATTTACTGTACTGATATTTTCTTTGATAAAATCTACAGATTTTTTAACTAATGCAATGCCTGTGAGTGTGGCTGTTACAAATTCCATAGATTACCTCAATAGCAAACCTAATAATAAAACTATTGCAGTCCCCGAAGTTGCTATCATTATGTGTTCAATACGTTTTATACGTAATATTGTTTCTATCCATCGTTCCTCTGTAACAGCAATATGTTTTTCTAATGTTACATGGATTTCTTGTACTGATGGTTTCTTCATGTCATATCAACACTATTTAGTATTTTCATTCTTGCAGACATAGGTAGATTACCTACAAATTCTGATACATCTTTATCTTCTTCTGATGCAAATGCACTCATATTTAATCGTATATTAGGGTCAACAACGTTTGGTACTTGTGTAGCAGTAATTGTCGTACCACCTGTTATGATAGTATTTGCCAAATTTTGCAGTTTATTTAACATTGCATTTCTTGATTCTGCATTTGTAAAGGCATCTCTTATAACGTCTGCATCTTCTTCAATTAAAGTTTCTGCCAATTGACGCAATTGTTTATCGTTCATTTGTCTTGATAAATCAGGTATTAAATTTCTAATTGCTCTAACTGCGGCAATTGGGTTATAAAAATTAACAGCCTCCATTACATCTGCACCAATTTGTGTAATGCTTGTAGGTTTAACATCTTGTTTCCTACCCTCTGTTATTGCTGTTTGTGAACCTCTTAAAACAATATTTCGTGTATCTACAGAATCTATGGCTTTTGATGCACCTGTAAGTATATTTTCAAGTTCGTCATCTGGTATAATTCTTTGTAAAATTCTTCTTTCTTTACTCTCTGGATTATTTAAACGTCTCACAAACGCACCTTTACCACCTCTTTGGTCAAGAATTGACCTTATGTTTGATGCGATACCTGCTCGATAAGATTTTATTAAATCGTTATCTTTTGTGTTTAAAATTCTATTAATGTCTATTTCTGCTTGGTCTGCATTCATACCAAGTAATTTTGTACCTTCTAAAAAACTGTCTTTACTATCGAATATTTTTTTATATCTGGCTCTAACTGTAGCCAGTTCAGGTGATACCTCGTCTATTTTATTTTTTAATACATTTGATAAATTTTTAACACCTGTAGCCAATGTCATTTTTTTATCTTTTTGCATTAATCCTTGACCAAAATCTCTAACAATTCTGTAAGCATTTTCCGCTTCTTCTAACGATAAACTTCTTGTTAAACTGATAGAGCCATCTTTATTTTTTTTAAATACGGCTGGTAAACCTTGCATTTTATTTATAAGGTTTGCATCTTTTGTAAGGTTTTTAGGGTCTATTCTATTTACAACATCTAAAACTAAATTATCTATTTCTGGGTTATTTAGATTTTTATTTGCATCAAATATTCTTTTATATGCCTTACTTTCTGCTGATTTAAGTGCTTTTTCTGATTGTTGTATGGCTTGTAAAATATTACCTAATGGTTTGTCTTTTGCTAAAGATTTTTGTAAATCTTCAGTTACCTTTTTGGGCGCTTCGGTTGCTCTTTTTTCTAAAGATTCTCTTAATATCGGACCTGTTACAGATGATTTGGCATATAATGCCCTAATATTCTCTGCCATATCTTTATTTATTTCTGGTATTATTTTACCTTGTTGCACAGCCTCAATGATATCATCGGTTGATACATTTGCTTTACCTGCGATTTCAATAATCTTATCTTCTACATTTTTATTAAGGTTGCCCATAATTGAACCATAGGTTTTTTCAAACCCTTTTTTGGCAATACCTGCAATACCTTGACCTAATTTAGCGAAAAGAGGTCCTGCAACTGTAGATATACCAGTTTCTACTGCAACCTCTAGAGGTTCTATTGTTTCATCTTGTGCGCCATATGATGCGACTAATCCCTGACCACCACTCATTAATGCAACTCTACCCATAGTCAAAGGTACACTTGCTCCTCCAGTAAATGGCAATGCCAATAATGCAGGTGCCATAGCTCCACCAAATTCATATTTTAAAGAACCATCTTTTTCTCTTGCTTGTGCTAAAATGTTTCTTTCTAGTTGTACGATTTCGTCATACGATTTGTCTGAAAGTAAAGATTTTATTTTTGCAATCGCCTCATCGCTAAAATTTAGTAATGCACCTTGTGCAATAAGTCGTATTTTTTCAGACGCAGTTAAACCTGCATCTTGGTTCTCAAGTTCTGTTTCTCTAATCTTACCTAATATATCTTTTAATTCATCATCTATCTTACTCATATCTCTACCTTACTTTTGGTTTTAGAGTGAAACGTTTTGCCTGAACATCTTTCAATATATCTAATATGGTTCTTTTAAGTGTTTCATTATCTTTAACATTTTCGCCACCAAGCATATATTCAATATCATCAATGGTATAATTATTTTCTAAGAAAAATTTTTCAAACGCTTGTTTATTGGTCTTTTTTGGTAATATTATTTTATATGTATCTGTAGCAAGGGTGTATTGTTTTGGTGATTTTATGTAAGATTGAATTACAGCCTTATCTAAACCAAGAACATTACCAACTTTAATTTCTTCTTCATTTTGTGTTTCTAAATTTGTTGTTGCATTTTTATATTGCGCATATGCCAAATCTCTAAATGAACGTCTTGTTAAATCTGAGAGTATACCACCATTTTTGATGTAATTTGCTGTTTGAACTAAGAAATCTGCAGGTCCACCAACCTTTTTGGCAACTTCAAATTCACCTTCTCTAACAACAGAACGAGGGTCTAACATTTTCATAAAACTAAATATAAGCGCTAAATCACCAGCACCCGGTCTATCTAATTCGTAGACCTGATTGTATGCAGTAAACACATTATCCATATGACCTAATTTATCGTTATAATCTTTAACAAATTGTTTACCTTGGTATTTTTCTTTTACTTTTAAAAAATTTTCTTTTTGTTTTAAATTTAGAGGCTTGAATACAACCTGTTGATTTGGTTTTGCATCATCTTTCTTTTCAAAAATATCAACCTTTGAAGAACCCTCGCCAATACTTGATTGGTCTGTCTTATCGTAGTTTATAAAATTACCACTATTGTCTTCAACTCTCTTGCCTTTATTTGGTCCAGTTTTGTAATATAAATTACCATCAAACTGACCTGTGTATGTTTTTATTTCTGAATCTTTTGGTGCTGAATAAGTAACAATATTTCTTTTAATTGTATCATCTAGGTTATTTAATTCTTTATTGGTAAAAAATTTTGTATCGCCTTTTTTATAATCTACACCATCAATATTGGTTGGTTTTGTAAATGTATATAATTTTTCTGCCTTGGGTTTACCTAATTGTGTTGCCAAAGAAACCAATGTTGTGGCTCTTGTTAAATCTGATTTTTCTTGGTCTCTTTTATCTTGTAAATATGTTTTGGCAACTGAACCTAATGCCTCGGTACCCGCACCTACCACTGTTGCTCCCGGTCTTGAAGATGCTGTGCCTAATTGTGTGAATCCTATCAAAGCTAATAACGCAGGGTCTATTGGTTCTCGTCTTGGTGCTAATGTATTAATTAATCCACCTAATGCACCACCTTGTAGGTCTTGTTGATTTGCCGCTCCTAATGCTTTTATTAGTTCTTCTGCGGTCATTATTATCTCCTACTTAATGCATAAAGACTAGCCAACGAACCTAATCCACCTAGTGTTTGTCCATATATACTTGGCTGTTGCATAAACTGGTTTCCTGTTGCCTGTTGTCTAGTTAGTGTTTCATATGGTATGCCTTGTAACGCACCTAAGGCAAAATTTAACATTTCAAATGGGAATTGTTGTTGTGCCAAAAAGTCTTGATATGCCATATCTAAGGCCCTTTGGTCTAATTCTCTTTCAGCCTGACCTGCTGTAATCAATCCTGAGGCGGCTTGTTCAGATAATCCCTGTGCTAACGGTGCTAATCCACTTAATGTTTCAGATGCTCTTAATCTACTAGCCTCGTCTGTTTCAAATCCAGCTAATCTTGCTTGTTCATCGGTTGTAAATCCTGCACGTCTTTCGCCTTCACCAGCAAATCTTGCCGCTCTTTCAGCATCAAATCTGCCTGCATCAAATACTCTATCTGTATCAAATCTTTGTGACGCAAATTGTAACGCCTCTCGTCCTGCTTGTTTTCTTAAATCAGAACCTGCTTTTGCCATTTCTGCATCTGTTAATGCCTCTCTAACTCCTAATCTTGAGCCACCAAAAGCACCTGCCCTTATTGCATCTGCCGCATTTTGTCTTTGTTGTAATTGTCTTTGCCTATTTAATTCATCTATTGCTGGGTCAATAGAGGTTTGGAATATATCTTGATATTGACCTGCTCTTTCTACATCAAAATCAGGCGATACAAATGCCTCTCCAACCAGCGCATCTGTATCTGTAGGTGTAAATCTACCTGCTGTAAAACCGCCACCTAATGTTCCTGCCATAGTGGTTGCATCATCTAATATTGTTTGAAAAGGTTCTGTTCCACTTGCTAATTGGTCTAAACCTGCTCTTTCTCTTTCTGTCATTCTTAATGGATTGCCTTCGGCATCTGTACCAAAGGTTGCTATTCTTTCACCTTGAAACTGTGGAAACGGTGATTTTGAAAGTTCTCTTGCCTGTTCGTACAATTCTTTACCACCTGCGGCAACAAATCCCGGTAATGTTGTTCCACCTACAGTTTCTTTATAATCTGGTAATTGAATTGGTTGATTGGTACAAATTGAACCCATTTAGGCCTCCACGTATATTGAGCCTGCATTTACAAAGCCCAATCTCTTATAAAAATTATCTTTTCTTTCTACATCACCAGAAAAGACATGTCCTAATCTTAATTTCATTTTAGCATCTTTTGCTGTTTTAATATAGGTTTGTATTAATTTTTTTGCCACATCACTTTTTCTTTGGTCTTTAAATACATAAAACCAAACATCTCCTACATATTTTTCTTCACTCCACCAATCAGCACAAATTTGTCCAGCAATAGAACCTTGTATTTTGTTATCTTTAATAGAAACAAATACCAAACCATTATGCACTAACTCATTGATTTTACTAATTAGTTTCATTGAGCTTATTTTTGGCACGTTAATCTCTGTCTCCTTGTGCATGGTATCTAGCATTATAGTTAATGCTGATATATCTAAAACTGTGGCTCGACGTATCATGCAATATCTTTCAATGCTCCCATATTTTCTTCTGGTGGCATTTCTGCTTTTGTCTCTTTCATTTCAGGCTCTTCGCCTTCTTTCATTGAAACTATCTTTTCTATCAACATACCTAATTCTGGTAAAAATTTCATTAATACATTCATGACCTTAGGCGAAATTGCCTCATCTAATGCATTAAGTTCTTCTTCTGTCATTTCTGCTAATCGCATCATTAATACCGTCTGCATTTCTTCTGATGGGTTGAATATCATTTTTCTGGCTTCTTCGTTAGGTGGCTCTATGCCTACATCTTCTAATGCCATTTAAATCTCCTTTTTATTATATAAAACAGACCAATCTGTTTCTTTACAAAATTTACCTAGAATATAACAGGTTTTTTCTCCAATAAATCTGTATATTTTGCCTAAATAATCTGGTTTGTCTCTTTTACCAAGAATATATTTAACTTCGTTAAGTCTATGGTTTGCTATATGGTGCCATAATTTAACAGATTTACCTTGTCGCATTTTACGAACAATAGATACTGCCCATATGTGATAACCATTTACATGAGTTGGTGTTAAATATTTTTGCGTAAAATAATAATCAATTAAAATATCTTCTGTGGTCATCATGCCATGTCTTCTTAATTCATTACATATCACACGACCACCTATTGATGCACCAACTGTCGCACCAACAACAGAACCTATTGGACCACCTAAAACAGTTCCAACATATGTTCCAACCGCGGCTCCTGCACCTTTTTTAGCTGATTTTGCAGGGTCTTTGCCTTTTGTTAATAATAAATCTGTGAAAAATGTTGCAACACCTGCACCTCCACTAGCACCTAATGTTGATGTAGATGTTGCATCTGCCCTAACTCTATCGAAATAATCCGCTTTTTCTGGTAAGGTGCCACTTGTGTAATTCTGAAAGTTACCTTTAATGTTAACTTGTTTTTGTTTATCTGCACTACTTTCTAAACCTTTGATGACATCTCCATCACCTTTATAGGCAAATACAGCATCTTCACCTTTTCCAGATATATCAACTCTACTTTCTGCAGGTATCTTTTTAAATAAATCTATATTACCTGATGCTCTGGCAATATCTTCATTTGCCAATGCTTCATTGAAAATTAGATTATCAGTTTGTAATTTTGCTCTTGCTGTTTTGCCTATTCTATCTGCACCTACTTGATTTAATAAATCGCTTGTTGTTTTTGTAAGACCAAATGCAGATTTTATGCCTTCAAAAACAGGTGTGCCTGTTGCTAATGCTTCACCTGCACCTGCACCTATGGTACTTGTAATACCGATTGCTGTATCTGCAATCATTTGTTGTTCAATTTGTTCTGGTGTCAAGAAACCCGGAGGTGTACCTATTTTTTTAAATTCTTCTAATTTTTGTCTGTCATCAGGATTATTTGGGTCATATTTTCTTTGTCCAGTTTGTATTGTCGTTACCCATTCAAATATAGGCATTGCACTTGTACCATATGTTTTCTGTAAATCTTGTTGTGAAACATCAGGCTTTTGTGTGGCTAATTGATAAACACCATATGTAAAATCATCTACTCTTGGTTCTGTTTTTTCAGTATCATCAAGTGTAAGTATGTCGCCAAATGCACCATATAGTGGTTCTTCTGCCATTAATTAACCTCCAAAAAGCTTATAATTATGTGCAATCTATCTGCTGTTGTTGCCTGTGCTTTTATAATTTCGCTTTCTTGCATTATAAGTGGTTGTTCTAATAATTCAACTGTTGTATTAGAGGCAACTGATTTTGCCTTAAATAAACTAAATACACTGGCACTGGCATCTGTAAGTGTTATATCAATTGTATCTGAACTACCACTATCATTGCTTATTAAAATACTTTTTATTACTGATTGTGTTGCGGTAGGGCAGGTGTATATTGTCGTGTTGCCTGTAGATGTTAAATCAGCCTTCGCATTTTTAAAATTATTAGCCAAAGAAAAATCCCTTTGCTGTTGCTTGGTCTTCTGTTTCTTGTGTTTGTGCTTGTGTTGTTCTATTTACCTGTGTTTGTTGTATTTCTAACGCAGATACCAAATTTCTTGAGAAATCAAATAATTGTCGTGCAGAATCTAATGCATTTGTTAATTTATAAACGCTTGGTGGCTGTGGTAATCTAATCATCTAAAAGAATCCTCTTTTGCATTAATTCTAAAATCACCTAATGACCAATCATCATTTGTGCCAGTGCTAGAATATTTTACTGATATTTGTCTACCTTTTGCTCTTGTACTTACCTTTTCTGTAGATTGTGTTATTGTAAATGGTCCTTTTGTTATCTCAGTACCGTTTGGGAATTTGCGACATTTAAATTCTAAAAATAAGTTTGTATCACTAGTTAATGTTGCATCAGGGACAATCCTATCAATTAAAAAGGTTTTATTACCTGTTTCATCAATTTCAAGTTCTGAACTTTCTACAAAACAATTCATTGCATCACCATCTGCACTTGTGCCGCTTTCATGATTATATAATCTACCACTAGCATCAAATGCAAAAGGTACTGTCCTAAAACCTTGAGCATCTAGCCAAACATTTCTATCTAATGTACCAACTGTCCATACGTTTTCTACATAATTGTATGTAACATAACTATCTGGCTCAGGATTTACTGTACCAAGCGAATTATCTTCACTTACATAATACCATATTATCTCATTAAATTTTTTATTTTGACCAACGTATGTTTTATCAATGTATCTTTGTTGTATTCTGTTAAAAACAAAATATTTTACAGTACATGGTAATTCTTGAACAGCACCATTATAAACAAAGAAATTACTTTTACCTATCCAATAAACATTACCATCAACACTAATAGAACCATTTTGTGCAACTGCACCACAATTCACTGCCAATAATCTAAAAGAAAAAGTAAATGGTGGACCAACAAAATTCATTCCATAAACAGCTTCATCTGTATTTATAAATGTTTCATCTTTTGTAGGTATAATAGAAACAATTTTATTACCAACCTCTAATCTTTGGTCTCCAGCGGTATTAGTTGCAGTTGGTGTAAATTTTGTAAAATCTTCTTGGTCGGAAAATCTAACTAACATTGGGTCTTGGTCAGTTGTACCAATCAATGTTGTACCACCAACTATTAAATGTCTGTCTGGGAAAGAAATTGCTATTGTTCTATTCTTTGTTGGCACATCTGTAGCACCTGCTAAACTTGACGCTAAAACTGCTCTTGTTGATTCTCCTCCTGATAAATCCCAATAATATATTTGTCCATTTCTATTGTTTGCTAATAAATCGTCTCCCCATAATTGCAAAGACCATTGTGTTGCTTCTAATGCAACTGTATCACTTGCAACATCTCTTGCTGTACCCCATGTACTTTCGCCCCATGTACCTACACCCCAACCTGTTGCAGTATCTGCACTTTCAATATTCATTTGTGCATCACGACCAATAAGATATTCTATATCTAATCCTGTACCACCACCTGTTGCATTACTAGATGCTTGACTTGGTGCTTCTATTGTAAATGTATTTGTGCCAGTAACTGTAATTTCATAACCTTGTACCCTATTTAAAGTATCTGCATCAATACCACCAACTGCTGTTGCTTCTTTTATAACAATATAATCGCCACTTTTCCCACCATGTCCAGTATCTGTAACAGTTATTGTTGTAGAATTATTGGTTGTTTCCAATGGGTTAGAAAGGTTTAATGATGTTTTACGTAAAGGTGTAATATCATATAAAACACCACTATTTATTATATATAAATGACTATGTGTACCGAGAGCAATTCTATCAATACCATCTGCTATTGACCTCCAAAATATTGCATTTTTTGGTTTGCCTTGTGCCAATATTGTAGACTCTGTATTTACATTATTAAAATAAGTTTCTTGTTCCCAACCACCTATTTTTGTTGGGTAACCATTTCTAAATCTAATTAAATTACTATCAATGTAAAATGGTCCATTTTTACCTGCTGAATATTCAGTTATATCTTTTACAATACCTGCATTTAATTTTAAAAGTCTATAGCTCAAACTGATATATTCCCCATTCTTTTACATAATCTTTCCGCTCTGTTCGGTACTTGCGAATACCATTTTGAATTTCGCATTTCGGTTTCTGCACCTTTCCAATTATGATTTGTAACATTTTCTTTCATACGGATAAATTTAGATAAACGAGGTCGCCCAAGATTAAACATCATGTTTGCAATAATTAATTGTGCTTCATCTGGTAATGTATAAAATTCGTCATAAAGTATTGTACAATCTTCAAGTACCTTTTCTACGTCTTTTAAGAAGCACTCGTTAACTCTTTCTTCACTTACCTCTGTGCCTACCTCAAAATCGTTTTCTGGGTCTGTAGCCTTACATAAATGCCCTATTCCAAAAGTTTTATAACCGAGATGGTCTAAATACACCTCGTATTTAACTCCCTCGTCTTCAATCAACTCTGTTTTTAATTGTTCAATATCCATCTAAACCTCTTTTAAAACATCTAATTCTGACCATGCTGAATATTTTGAATTGCTAACATCATAATCTTCTTCTGTATTTTGACAAGCAGGGCATATATATCTAACATCTGTAATAACATCTTTATCTGAAAATATTTGTTTTTTCATAACAATTTTGCATCTATAACATAATCTCATTTTGTAAGACCTTTTTGTTTTTCATATGTCCTGAGTCCTCCGATACCAAGCATTCCGCCGAGAACAGTTAAAAGTGTACCCATATCAAAGCTCGGCAAATCAGGAATTGTTGCACCAGCAAAACTTGCACCAAATATAATTAAATCTTTTAAGATAAAATGATAAGCAAAAGCAATCGCACAGACCCACCCAACTGCTGGGCGCCAACCGCCCTTAAATAAAGAACCTGATTGTGCCTCTGCTTTATTTATTTCTAACTGAGCAAGTAAAGCCTCCTGAGCATGTTTCTCAGACATAGTAGCTATCTCGTGTGCCAATTTAGCCTTTTGGTCGGCATCAGGTATAAATTTATCTAATAAACTTGTAACTGGTCCAATTAATGCCTGTAACATCTAAACCTCCATCAAGACCCACATCTTGGGCATCTTTTTTTTTCAAATCTACTATCTATCCATACTTTACCATAATAAAGAATAAATAGCCAAAAGGTAAATAATACACCTTCTGCATAACTTAAATCATTCCAAGCATCTAGAACCATGTTTTCCATATGCACCTCCCTAAAGGTTACTTTTTATTCATGAAAGCAGAAACACCCATATATGCACCCACAATACCAGCGCCACTAATGTAAAATAAATTTGAAATATCCGAAAGAGCCTTAACTCTTTCAATATCAACAAAAAACATTGCCAAAGTAAAACTACCCATAGCAACCAAACTGGCAGTTGCCATTCTTCTTTGTGCTCTTTGTTTTCGTAAATCATGCTCAAGTTTTTTTATTTCTGTAACATGAGCTAATTCTTCATCAGTAACAATCCCATCGCCATCAGAATCATATTCATCATATGCACTATCTTTTTGTAGTTGTTTTCTGCTCATACAAAAGGTTTCCCACAAAACCAAGCAACTAAAGAATACCTAGTTCCCTCTGTAATTGGTTTAACCCTATGCACCATATAAGATGGAAATACTATAACAGTTCCTGTTTTTTCTTTAATTAATCTTTTTTCGTCAAAAAATTCAAATTCGCCACCTTCATAATCTTCATTCAACACAATCGTCATTGATAGTTTTCTTGTTTTACCATGTAATACTTCATTGTTAGGCATGTTATATGAGGTAAAACCATTACCATCAAAATGAAAATCATAATGTCCATTCTTTTTATATTTCGTTATTTGCATAGGTTCGCATCTATCTACATCAAAATTCCAATTAGAATTTGTATTAGCAGAATTAAGGTATTCCCAACAAAGTTCGTAAAGCCATTTATCATTTGACCAAGCTACATCAGTTTTTCTTACGTTTGTATCTATTGATTTTTTTGAAACAACATTACGTTGTATTTCAGCCTCTTGCCATTTATCTTTACCTAAATTTATTATATCTTGGCAAGTTTCTTTGGTGACTGCATTTTCAAAAACCCAATAATTGAATTCTGCATTTTTGAAATTTTCTTTATTTTTTCTTAAATTAATTACATTCATGGAGATAATGTTAATTGGTCATCTTTAAAATACATAACAATCTTAGCTACAGTTTCCCATTGACTATATTCAATCAGTTGAACACCTGCCTCTAATTCAGTTTCTGAACTGTCGTAATTAAAATCTTGCAAACTCCAAACACTAGAGTCTAAATCACTAGGTAGAACTCCATCAGAAACTTTACCCAAACATTGTGACGTACTATTATTAACTATTATTTTATGTAGAGCCATAAATTGTTCCATTATTTGTTAATGTTCTTGATGTGCCTGTTATAGCCGCTCCACCTGAGCCACCCGGATTTGCAACTGAGGTTGGGTAATATCCAACACCCCCCGGCGCACCCCAGCCTCCGCCGCCTCCGCCGCCACCCATGTCTCCACCAGTGTTAGCTCCTGAACTGCCCGGATTGCCTGCTGAACCACCAGCTCCACCCGGTCCACTATTACTACCTCCAGAGCCTCCAGTACCGGGGAGTATTCTTCCACCTCCACCAGAACCAGCGTTGCCTGAAAATGATGTAGCCATACCACCACCTCCAGCGCCTCCACCACCTCCAGCACCCGGGCCAGAACCACTAGAACCTGAATTACCTATAGAACCTCCAGTACCAGCGGTACCCATACCTCCCCCGGGACCTCCACCAGCACCTCCGCCACCAGCACCGTTTCTACCTCTACCTCCACTACCACCACCTCCTGCGATAAAAGCACCAGAGTTGTTGATAATTGTTACGCCTGATGATGTTACATTAATAGCTGGTCCACCATTGTTTGGACTATATCCACCAGTTCCACCTTTACCTATTATGTATCCATTATTAATTATGGTACAAGGTATATTGATTGTCATTCCTGCAGTAGATGTACTGTTTGACCAAATATAAACACCACTGTTAATTATCATTGTTTCACCAGAGGATATGTAACTTGATACTGTCATTTGCTGAACACTACTGGTTATTGCTGTAGCGTCTTGAGTTCCACCAAAATCTGCTGACATAGTAATTGCACCCGAACTTGGTGCATTACCTTTACCATAATATTCAGAAAGTGAGATAGGGTTAGAACCACCATATTCTGCTTGAATTTCAGATAAACTTATTGCTGAGCCGACTGGTGGAAGTGCCATCTACTATCTCCCTTTTAATTCATCAATTTCTGCTTTAAGGTCTTTTATTGCTTCAATTAAGACCGCCGTAAGTTTACCATAATCAACTGATTTAGTTTGCATTTCATCATCAGCAGTTAATACAACCTCTGGAACAATGGCTTCCATATCTTGTGCTAACACACCTATTTGTGGTTTTGCATCTTCTATATCATTTCTCTTATAGTGAACACCTTGCATTTTCATGACTTTATCTAAGCCATTTTCTATATTAGAAATATCTGTTTTTAATCTTTTATCAGAGAAAGCAGTAACATCATTATTAAATGTCGCCGCTCCAGCACCTGATATATCAAGTGTAAGAGCAGTTATAATAGAACCACCATCGTTACCTCTAAATACTAAATCAGCGTCAGATATTGTAGATTGCAAAACTGCATTATTACTATCTCCCTTTATTACAAAATATTGGGTTCCATTATCAAGATATCTAACTTCACCATTATCATCAGGATCTAATTGTATATTTCCTGCTACATCTACTACTAAATCACCACTTGATAAATCAATCTCTGTGCCATCTATTGTTATATTGTCTACAACAACACCACCATTAAAGGTCGCAGAAGTTCCAGTAACTGTACCATTGAATGTGGCATTACCTGCTTCTGACATATCTAATGTCAAAGCTGTTATTCCACTGCCACCATCATCGCCTTTAAATAATATATCTTTATCTTGCACATTTGCTTGTATTACAAAATCACTTGAACTATTTGTAAATGTACCTATTGATGTTCCAGCATCTTTAAAAATAATATCTGCACCATCAGCGTCAAGTATGATATCTGCACCAGAATCTAATGTAATTGGATTACCTGCGAATGTTACACCAGTTGTACCATCATGGGTTATGGTTACATCTTCATCGGCACCTAAACTTAAAATTGAACTATCACTTAATAATTTAACATCATCACCTGCAACAATATCTTTTGCTACACTTAAACCACCATCTGTTTGTAATGAACCATCTGTTGTGCTTGTTGCCTCTGTTGTATCATCAACAATAACTCTACCTGCCGAAGTTATATTACCTGATGTTGAAACAACTGATAATGTGGTCGTACCAGCTAAATTTAAATCAGTAAAAGCATCTACAACTGCCGCTCCACTACCTGCACCATCTAAATAGATTGCCTTAACATCACCGTTTGGTATCGTTACATTTGCACCTGTACCTTGTGAAATAGTAATACTTTGTGAACCTGTTGTGGCATTTTCTATAAATTGCAATCTACTAACTGTATTTGGTGCAATTGTTAATGTTCTTGTCGCACTTAAAGTTGCTGATGATGTTATCTTAACATACATGCCTCTTAATGGGTCTGTTGCACCATCTGCCACAGTTTCAGTTTGGTCTCCATCAGATGCAAAACAATCTTTTGTGGTAAAACTTAAACCTTCTCCAATTAATTCAAGATTGGTATTTGTAATATTACCCCATGTACCACTTGCATCTCCAGTGCCGAGTTCATTTAATCTTAAATCATTAACATAGGTACTAGCCATTTATACCTCCTAAGCTATTGTTATGATAGCGCTTGCACCTGCCGCTGGGAACACTATTCTAAATGTACCAGAAGACACAGTAAAATCTCCACCAAAATTTAATACAGCTATTGCCTTATTTGAATTAGTGCTATTATATATCAATGCACCTCTTGCTGTAAATGAAGCACTTGTCCATGTAGGGTCATCAGCATCAAAGAATGCAGTTGTACCACTAGTTGATACAGTTCTACTTGTTAATTCTACACCACCAGAACTGTAACCAGTTCCTGATATTTCATTTGATGTTGTAAATGCAGTTGTACTTGCATCTAAACTTGCAGAACTTGTATAGAGAGCTATCTTTAAAGTATCTGCAACTAAATCGTGTTGTTCATCTAAAATTTCGGATTTAAATGATGTACACATTGCTTGTGTTATTGCCATTGTTAAATACCTCCTTCGTATTCTGCTTGGTAATTACGTTGCATTTCTTGTTGAAACAATGCAATTGCTTCATCAAATTGTGCTTTATACAAGTTTACACTATCTGGTGCCTTTAGAAAAGCAGAACTTTCATATAAGCATGCTGACAATAAAACTTGCTCTGCATTATCTCCTATCCAACTGTTTGCATTTGTAGAAGATAAACCTGTTTCAAGACCAATAAAATCTATTTCAAATGCCAATGTTGCTGATGGCACTGGTCCTATTAGAATTTTTATACCTGATGTTGTTGCCTTTTTTGTTGCATACATAAAAGGTTCGCCTTGTGTACTTGCGTTTGGCACATAATCTCTTAAATAACTATCAATTCTATGTTTTAAAAAAATAACATCACTATTGGCTTTTGTAACTGCAACTTGTCTAATCATTCTAGCATTTGTTACATCGTATTCTTTTTGACCTATGACAAAATTACCTGATTGTGTTTGTCTATAGCATGGCAAATTAGGTAATCTTGCAAATATCATGCTTTCTGCTTGTTTGATTATTTCTGGTATAGAGGTTGCAAATTCAGTTCCATCATCTTCTATAAAATTTTTAATATTTGTTTCTAATTGTGTAAAATTCATTTAATTACCCCATGTTCCACTACTCCAAGTACCTTCGCCCCAACCCGGATTAACCTTTGCTTCTTCTGTTCCTACTGTTGTTGTACCTGCAACTCCAGTAACAGGAATAGCTGTTTCTATAAAGAATGTAGATGTTCCTATTGCTCCAGTACCTGTAAGACCTGTTACATTAAGATTTCCCTGTACGACAATATTATTAAGTGTAGATGTTGCTGAAACACCAGATTGCGGATTTGGTCCTTGAAAAATATCAATTGTTGAACTTCCAACACCACCTATTCCCTTAACTTCTGGGTCGCCACCCCATACTCCAGTACCAAATGCATTTTCTCCCCAACCATTTTCATTGGACTCAGGTATTTCAGATTCAGCAACTTCTACACCTGCATTAGCAGTACCTGTTGCACTTGTTGGTGTTACAGTTAGATTAAGTGTTCCATCGCCTTCTTCGCCAAATGTACCTATTCCGCTTGTTCCTGATACACCAGTTACACCAATATCTGCATTATTATCTATTGTTCCAATGGTACCTGTTGCAGATATACCTGTTATGACACCTGTTTGTGTATCAAAACTTTCATCTCCCGTGCCACCTGTTCCTACAACACCACCATTGTCTAATTCAAATATTCTATCATGGTTGATAGTTTCTGTTCCTATGGCAAATGTACTTCCAGTTCCAGTTATTTGAAAACCTGCGAAGGCATCATTTATCGTACCTGTACCAGCAACACCTGTTAGAGATACATCAGTTTGGTCTTCTGGTGTAACATTATTTACTGAACCTGTTGCACTTACACCTGTTATAGCAAAACCCGGTGCAAAAGTACCAATTGCAGTTGTGCCTACAAGTCCTGTAACTGGCTCATCAAGAGAAATACCTACCTGACCAATTCTGCCAAATGCGTGTATATTGGTACCTTTTTGTGAGCGTTCTATTCTTGATGCAAATATATCATTAGTAAAACCAAATAAAATAGTTACATTTTCTGGGTCGTTATCTGGTCTTGGATTAAATAATGCAGTCGCATCTACAACATTTTTTGCAGGTGTTAATTGTGGGTGTTTAGGACTATATTCTTCTGGTTCAACTCTAAGATTATCCCATGTAGTTTTTAACTGGGTATATTTTACCTCAAAACCAGATATATCGCTAATTGCTTTAGATTTTTTACCTGATGCAAATCTTGCCATTATCTTAAATTCAATCCAGTTGGTTGTAATTTTAAAGAAACACCATCGTTATCATTAGAAGATGCATATTCAAATGCCTCATTATAAATTTGTTTTAATAATGGGTATTTATCTGGTGCATATTTTACTGATAATTTACTTGCCAAACCTGCACAAATACATTCTGTCCATGTATATGGAATATCCGTGTCTTGGTCTGATAATGTAATATCTTCTAATTGTGTCATTGCATAATAATTTAATCTATATGTACTTCTATCAGGCGTTTGCCATAAAAATATTTTATAAATATTATTAGAACCTGCTTGTCTTTGTCTATCTAACATATATTGATTTGGTTTACCTGTATCTGTTTTATTAGGTATTTGATTATACTCAGATATTGTAATCCTATTTAAAATTGTATCTGTTCTTGTTGCATCGGCACTATCAAATATGACAACATCAAGAAAATCAAAAACACCTGCTGGTAAATCGTAAGAACTTGTACCTTCTACCAAATTTAATGTATTTGATGTTACTGTCCAATAATTTATACCTCTATTTGCCCATTCAGAAAATAATAAATTAAGACTTCTACGAGCAGATATGGCTTGGTCTCCAGTTCTTCTCTGTATATCAAGACCACACCTCTCGTATGCCTCTGTGATTATTTCTTCAACATTAGGTCTAAATGCTACTGTTCCAGAGGTTGCCATTTATTGCACCTTATAGTTTTTCTTTAATCTCATAACTATTTGGTAACTATCGTTTGCACCAGCACCAGTTGTTGTAAACAGAATATCGCCAGTTGGGTTTACTAATGATGCAGTATTTCCCATAGCCTCTCCATGTGTTGTACAATAATAATACAAGTCAGGCGTGTCCGCAGTTGTTACAATAGTTGTTTTCGCACCTGCCTGACCGGGAGTTCCAGTAGATGTTACTCCAGTTGTATAAGCAGAACCTCCCGCACCTTCTTTAAATGCTATTGGGTGTGTTGCATTTGATGCATCTGATTGGTCAAAAATATATGTATGGTTTTTTAATAAACTTATCGCTGGATTTGTAACACCACCCAAAGCAAATTTATTACCACCACTACTAACAACAGTTACAGCATATGTACGAGTTGCCTCTGTCAATTCTGTTGTAGATGGCAAACCTCCAACTTCTGAAAAATCAAAACGACCGCTTTGGTCTTCTGTAAGATTTAGCATTATAGGGTCTTGCGAATCGCCATCTTTCATAACTTTCACAGTCATACCAGCAATATTAAAATCTGTTTCTAATATTTTAAGACCAGTACAAGAGTCGCCATTAGAGTTTACAGTTAATGCCGAAGCATCTACCTTCTGAACAGCAGATTCATCTCCCGTATCAACATATTGATAGTTAAATTGATACACAACTTCTCTAACATTTTCAGAAAGTATCTTGGTTGAAACTATATCAGCCATTTCTACCTCCTATTAAGATGCATCAGAAGAGCTTGATATACCCATAAATTTTAATACAATTACAGTATCGCCACCGGGGTCTCCAGATACCACAAGTTCAGTTGCCTCTGCTGTTGCAGTAGATGCTGTTGTTGTACCACCTGACATTCCTAAAACACCATTACATGGGAAGAAACCTTTAAAACCTGTACTGTTAACTGCTACAGAAATACCATCTACAAATCCATCTGTATCTGAATCTGTTCCAATATCTTGCAAATTTACAGCATTTGCTGACGCAGTTGTTACTGCTATCATAACTGCCATCGGTATGAAATTGTTTGGTATACCTATTGATGATTCTTTACCAGTTGTATCACCATTGGCAACTGTTATTGTTGCGGTATAGGTTTCTAATGTCATTTGATTTGTTAAGGCACCAGAGTTTGCATCTTTCACAATAGTTTTAAAACCATTTTCAGAACGAACTGGTCCGTTGAATGTTGTATTAGCCATGTAAATTCTCCTTGTCTTGGCTAGTGTCTACTTTCGTAGTCAAGGTTAATAAAAAGAGGGAGTCCCTAAACTCCCTCTCATGCAGTGGATTTATGCCGCACCTTCAGTTCCGAATAAGCCTCTCCAATCGGTAAAACCAAATGAATATCTTTCACGGACTTTATAACGTACGTTACCTGTTTCAAATTCGCCTTCTACACCTCTTTTTAGTGGAGAACGTTGAAACATTTTTAGACCATCTGGTACATCTGTTTTAATAAAAAATGCATCACTGTCTGTTAACCTTCTCATGATGTGAAAACCTTGAGGTAGGTATGAGCCAGAACGTAAAACATTTATATCATTATCAGCAGTACCTACTCTTAATTCACTGTTCAATATTCTTTGAGCAGTAAAGGTATATGCAGTAGGGATAATTAGCATTTGTCCCTGTGCCGCAATTCTTAAACCTTTATCGTCTTTCATATCTGCGATTTGTATTAAGAGTGATTCTAATGATGTTTCACTTAGGTCTGCCGCTGTTGCCAAAGTATTACTTTGATTGCCTGATTGGGTTGGGTGTGAAGTAGATAACAATGCCACACCATCACCACCAGCATGTACACCAGCAGTTGTTGAATTGTTTAAAATATTTGCCGCTTTTATTTCTTTAGTTGCAGACATACTTCTTGCTAATGCTTTTGTATATCTTGAAGCGATTGAACCATAAAGCCCATCTTCTTCTGCTTCTTCAGTTATTGAAAACGCCAATGCGATTGTTTCATGCTGATACCTTGCAGTAAAACCTTCTGATGCAGTGTCATAAGATACTGGAGCACCTTCGTTCTTTGTTGGTGCGTTACCAAAACCTGTTAACAATACATCTTCTTCAAAAGCCTTGTTTGATGTATTAGCATCAAAGACCTTTGCGAATTCTGCAGGGTAACTGTCATATTCTAAGCCGAACAGGGTATTCAAACCCGGCTCAAGCATCTTTGCAAATTGTGCTCTATTCATAGCCATAGTTTAAATCTCCTATATACCAGCAGTTGCTTTGAGCAAGTGCTCGTTAATTAATACTTCAACCTGTGCAAACTCGGCAAAACTATTTGCTGGGTCATCATATAAACCAATAATTTTACATGTTGCAGTGCTGGTACCCATTGTACCATTTAGGCTGAAAGCCGATTGACCTGTATTTGTAGAGCCAGTACCAGCAACAACATCTGCACAATTACCTACGTTGGTCTGTGCCGGTGTGCCTGCTGATTGTACTCTGTAAACAATGTACGGGTCGTCATAAACATAAGCAATTATATCTGTTGCCACTGTTCCTGATGGGAAAAATTTAGAATATACATATTCGCCATCACTTGCTGTGTAAGAAACACCTGCGAAAACACCTATATTATTTGTTTCTGTGGCTGTATGTGGTGTTATTTGACCATTTGCATCAAGGATACATAAATCCCCAGTAAAAATGTTCTCAGCCAAACCAGAAGCTATTGTATATTTGTTAGCTCTAGGTGAACTTCCACTCATGTGACGAAGAGGTATAAATCCATATGGTGCATTTGCATTTGCCATAATTTAAGTCCTTTTCAAATAAGTGTTAATCCTCCATGGCAGACACCTGCCTACCACGACTACTTGTAGACTTCCTATCTTGATAAATAGGTTGTCCAGTGCGCCGACCTAATGAATCTAATTCACCAGTAAGTGCCTCATTTTGTTGGTCTGACTTTTCATTGTAATATGCCTTCATCTGCTGATGTTGTTCTTTTGGCATTTCACAAAGTAGCATTCCCTCTATACCTATACAACCAACCCATTGTCCGTGGTTAATTGTAGGAAAATGTTGCTCTTTAACTGTATCAGATTTCCTTGGTTCCCAACCTTCTCGTAGACGTTTGTATACGTTATCGGGAGTATCTTTACCCTGAATCGCGGTAGCTACCCATCGTTGAACATACCCCGGTCGTGCTTCTGGGGCATCTAACAATGCTGGTGGTTTCCAATGTGTTTGAGGTCTTGCCTCTTCCTCTCGCATTGAAATCCTTAAATCACTTCTTTGGCTTTTACTAGACATATTATGTATCCTTCCTGCTTAAATTGGTTATTTCTTTAGCATACTTTTTAAGATGCTCAGGGTCCGTTATACCTAATTCTCTTGCCATTCGTAATTGCTCCGAAGTCATTCGTATTCGGTTACCTCTGTATGCCTGACCACCTGTAGTGGGTGCAACTGCTTGTCTACTTTGTCTAGGCTTACTTTCAGTTACCTCTTTTTTAGATATTAGCTCGGGAAAACTCTTTTGTAAACGATTATTTAATTCGTCATAATATGATGCATCATTTTTATCGTATCCCTCTATGTCAAGTTGAACATCAATTGCTCTTGCCATGGCAGTTTCTTTTTCGAAACCCTTTGCATTGAACCAATCGTTTTCTCTCCACCAACTCATTGCTTTCTCTGGTGCAGGATTTGTAGCCTGTTGTTGTGCTCTACCAACGTTTGGCGAGATTGTCTCGCTCTGTTGTCGTGTTGCCTTCGCTTGATTTTGCATTGCAATAGCAGTTTTTATATCTACCAATTCTTCATTAAATTTAACTTGTTGCTCAGTATCGCCTTCTTCTATGGCTTTTGCTAAGGCTTTTTTTGTTAAATTATAATGTTCTGCAAGTTGATTTTGGCCTTGTGTTTCGTTGGCTTTTTCTATCTTTTCTAGCCTTTGTGTCAAACCAATAACAGTATTTTGCAAATTTTGTGCTTCTTCTTCTGCTTGTTTTTTATCTCGTAATATTTTTTTTATTCTTCTTTGCACTGCCGCACTCATTTCTTCGTCGGCAATTTCTGGTGTTTTTTTCTTATTTTCAGTTTTTATTGGTTGTGTCTTATCTGGAACTGCTGGTCTGTTCTCATTTGATAACGGTTGCGGTTCTTCAATTTCTATTTCTAGGTCTTGTTGTTTTAATTTGTTTTTTGCTTCATCTATGCTTTCGTTAATCTCAGCATTGACTTCTTCTAAAATTTTATCTTCTACAATATTTTCCATGGTTGCGACCTCCAAGTTGCGCATTAAATATAAGCGGTTATCTGTACTCCATCAGGCAAGATTGATGTAATCTCGTCATCATTTAGTAAAATAAACCGTACGTTGTTAACAACAATCTTTTGACCAGCATATTTGCCAAATGTAACAAAATCGCCAACCTTTGGTGTTGTTTCTTGCCTCCATTTTGCACCTGTATCTCTGTCACGATATGCAAGTTCACCTATTGCCACAACATGACCATGTGCAGTTAGAATTTGCTGATTTTCTTTAGCTTTTTCAGGTAATATGATGCCGCTTTTGGTCTGTGTTGCGATTTCTGCAGGTTGAATTAATATCTTCCAGTTTAAAGGTTTTGGAAGTTGATGTGATGCAATAGTAGCTTTAGATAAACTATCTGCATAAATTTTATCTCCGTGTTGATGAGTCACGTTATTCATCTCCTATATTTATTTGTTTTATTGTTTCGTCAATCAATTCACAAGAATCTTCAAGACCTTGAGCAATGCCGACATTTTTTTGGTATGATTGAAAATCAGACATACGTCCATCAACCATTTGATTTGCTATTTCCGCTTTCTTCTTCTGTAGGTTCTTCTTTATTAGATTTAATAGGTCCATCGTGTTCATTTATAGATGCCTCCCCAGACATTGAAACACCAGTAACCTCAATAGTTACATCTTTTTGTTCATTATCCATATTACTTGCCTTTTTTAGCTGTTTTAATCTTTTTAGCCTTTTTAGTTTTTTTCTTAGCCATTCCCTTTTTACCCTTTGAGTGGTACATATTGTCGCCTCCTTTTAAAAGTTTTGAAAATTGTGCTCTATTTAACATTGTTACTCCATAACAACACAATTAGTGTATCAGTTATATTTTAATATAGATAGTATTTTTAAAAAAAATTTACAAATATTTTAAAAAAAGAACCTTTTTTGTGTTGACTGGTACTTAGTATTTGTTACTATAGAATCATAAATTATCAATTTCATGGGAGAAAACAATGATAAATTTTACTACAAAACAAGAATATCAAGGTAACAATATTGATTTATTACAAGGTCTTGGCACTGAATTTTGTACATTCAGACAGGCAATCAACTTTTTCGGATTAACTGGTAAAGAATTAAAAGGTGCTAAATCTTGTGCTAGATTGATGAAAATTGTTGATAAACAAGAAATGAAAAATGGTAAATTGGTAAAAGAAAAAAGACCAGTTTATTTCAACGTTTTTGAAAAGAACCATTTATTAGAAACTATTGAAAACAATAAATAACAACAGGGGGGATAATCCCCCCACTTTTTCGGGAGAAAACAATATGCTTAGAAGTTACAATATACTTGATAAATTAGATATTTTTTCTAATGAACAAATTATTCAATTTTATCATAACGCATACGAAACCCAATGTATGTCTTTAGGTCATCACAAAGGCCAACAAAATGAGAATGCAAAACTTGCATATGAAGCCGAACTCAAAAAGCGAGGTCTTAAAAATATACCTGATAAAAAAGGTATCTTTAATGGGGAGGGAACCTACTAATACCTACCTACATAACAAAGATTAGAGGGATTTATTTCCCTCTTTTTTTTATTTAAATGTATAAAAGAACCTTTTTTGTGTTGACATATACTGGCTATTTGGTACTATAGAATGGTAATAAAAATTTTCATGGGAGAAAACAAAATGCAAAAATATTTAATATTACAACCTAATCATTCTGAAATTGATGATGGTACTGCTTACCAGATATCAAGGTCAAACGAAGAGGTAATAAAAGAGGCTTGGGATAATGGCAATTATAGAGAAGCAGGTTATCTTTTGGCAAAAAATCTAAATGATGCTTTTATGATTGGTAATGTACAACATGAGAAAGTAGAAAAGATTGATAAATTTTATTCTATATCTTGTGGTGATATAATAATTGATTGTGATTTCAAATCAGCACATTTAGTAGCACCTCTTGGTTTCAAATGTATAAGAATTAATTGCAACATATAGGGAGAAAACAAATGTCTAATACATCAATAACTGTCAAAGACAAGATTAATCAACAAGAGGTACAAAGGTTGATTGATAAATATGGCTTTGATATGGACACAATCAAAAACAATTTTGACATAACAAAAGAAACCAAACCAAGAACCTACGATTTTAATGTAGAACAAGAAAGGCAATATGCCATTAAAGTTTTAAATGTTATTTCTAATTTAAATCAAAAACAAAGAGAAAGGGTATTGCATAGGGCATCTTTATTAAATAAAGTTTAAAGGAGGTGTCCTCCCCTCGCCTACCCTAGTCATTAATTTGGCTAGGGTTTTTTAAAGTAAGGACTATTTTCAATATCTCGGTTTTTTACAAATTCTATTACATCATCAATACTATCAATAGCATCTAAATCTTTTGCTTCCATATATGCTCTACCTGTTAGTGACTTTTCAAGTTCATCATATCCACCTGTTTTTGTAAAATCTCGCATTTGAAAATCATCTGTTGCATTTACTAAATCACCAATGCTTTGGTCGACATTTTCAACAAAATCTGAGTCTGCAACCTTTAAAAAATCAGCCATATCTTTTTCAACTAACTCGTCTACCATTAAACGTCTATATCTTAATCTTAATGCAGGTAATTCGTTAAAAGCATAATCTCCTTTATCTATTTTGCTTTTAATATCATTCATTTGGTTAACTCTAAATTTATCAGAACCTATTGGTTTAAAATTTGCATTTGTTGCTATTTCTGCCAACGTATTTTCAAAACCTTTTCCACTAAATCTTAAAACATCTGCCTTAGGTACAGGTTTTATATCAGGCATTGTTTTGGTAACCTTTGGTATTGCCTTTGTTATTTTATCTACAGGCAAACTTGCCAAAGCACCTCCAACCATTGTTGCAGAACCTATTGCACCTACATCACTAAAGAATTTTCTTCTACTTGGGTCAAAATCTTGATTTTGTGCTATATTTGTCGTCGTATCAGCCTCGCCTGATATAGGTAAAGATGTTTTTTGTATATTCATACCTACGTCTTTTGATGGCTCTGTAGCCTTGGCTTTCAGCGATGACAGAAATTTCTTTACAGGCTTTAATGCAACTGCAGTTAAAGGTATTGCTTCTACGACACCTGCCATCATATCTATTGCAGGCAAACCTATTTCTGGTCTATCTATTGCAGTTTGTAAAGGCTGTCGCATTGCACTTAATAAAGCCATAGATTGTTTAAATTTATTTGGTTCTGCCTTTTGAATTGCCTTCTCGCCTTCTTCAAAAGCAAAAAATGTACCTGCTGGTGTAAAATCTAAAAGACCAATATTCTCTGTTAATTTATCGCTCTTTACATCTCCTGTAAAACTTCTTGCGATATCCATATTGGTTGCCTTGCCTTCTCGTACTGATTTATCAACGATATTAAGGTTTTCGCCAAGATAATCTAAGGCGTCTGCAATCTTTCTCTGTACAACTTCTCGTGACGATAATTCTGCCATCAAACCTGCCCTGCTGTAAGTTTTCTTGCTAATATTTTTAACGTCTGATTAAAACTTTTGTCAAGTTTACCTGCTAATTTTGCAAATTCTTTTGGGCTTATTTCTTTTGTTTCTATCTTTCGTCTTTCAAGAAACTTTTTTGCCGCTCTTATTTCTGCATTTGCAACCTTTTTTACTGCCGACATTATATTCCCTCTTCCGTAATAATATCTTCTTCACTTCCCATGATTTTATTTGCTGTTAACATACCAGCCAAACCTGTTGCCGCAATCGGTGTATAAAGAGATTGACCAGATTTAACATTTTTAATAAATTCAGGTGTAAATTCTAATGTAACCGAATCCATATAAAAAGGGTTTACTACACTTTCATTTAGATTATTTTTTAAATCAAATGCTTTTGCTGTATCAGAATTTGGGTCGTTTCTACCAAACATTTCAAATTCTTCAACAAAATCTTTTCTAGCAGGTTCATTATGAAAAACCCTTTGTTTGGTTAATTTTGCATCTGTTCCCTTTATAATTTTATTTAATGCCTTTGGTACATCTGAATCATAATATCTAACCAATCTTTCCTTATTAGACCTATCTAAGTGAACATATCCGGGCGATATTGAAATTTTTTCGTAACCTTCATCTATTGCATTTCGTATTATATTTTTCAAACCTATTTCTGTGTATGCACCTGTATCATTTATAAATGGACCACTTGGTATGTCGTGGGTTCCCATTACCTTTCTTTCAAAATTATATGTTTCGGTTAAATTTGCATCTAATTTTTTGAGTATTTCGTAACCTTCTTCTAATTTATCTGGCTGTACATCAAAATTTTCTATTATTTTTCTGTGTTTTGGCACTAAATCTTTAATAGTTAGTTCTGCATTTCTTAAAATATTAAACAAAACTTCTCTTTTTTTATCTGTATCAATATCAGCTAAATTTGTTGGTGCTTTTGTTACACGATTGGGGTCGCCTCTTTCTTCCTTATATAATGTATCAAAATATTTTGATATTTTTTCTTTGTCATTGCCAAAATATAAATTACTTAATTTATTTATATCTTCATCTGGTAAATCGTTTATTTTAAATATTGGTCCACGAGGCGAAGGCATATCAGTTCCTAACTTTGTAAATAAATCAAAAAACACCTTTTTCTTTAGTGGATTTATTAGTTCTTCATTAACACGACCCGGATAAAGAAAATCGTTAAATTTACCATCTAAATTAAGGGTAATATCGTCATTTTTTTTCTCGCCTTGTGCCTCTGAAAATTTATATTTTGTACCTTTATTTGAAATTAGATTACCTAATGTTAAATCATCAGTTTTCATTTTTTCTAATAATTGTATTTGTTTATTTATACCAGCAACTTTGTTTGGGTCATTTCTTACTTGAACTTTTTTAAGAGATAATTTTTTTATTTGATTATCTAAATCGTCATTTAAATAAGAATATGAAACAGTTCTTTGTCTATTAGAAACCAAATCACTATCTGCTGGTGTAAATTGATGATAAATTTTTATGTCGTCAATATTAGATATTTTATTTAATTTATCGTAATTATTTTTTAAATTTTTTACCAATTGAGGTTTATTTGAATTTATTAAAGATTTTTGTTCAGATGGTGTGTAATTAATATTTTTACCTTCTTCGCCTCTCTGCGACCAATCACTTTGTATTTCTTCTAAAAATAATGTTTTTTTACCATCTTCTGTAATTTTATCATTAACTCTTGCATGAACAATTAAATTTTTTTCTGGATAATGCTCTGTTACATAATCATCTTTTAATTTTTGAAATGGTGATTCATTTGTTAATAGTATTTCTCTATAATTTGTATTTAAATTACCTCTACCTACAGTTACACTTGAGTATTTACCACCTTGTTCGTGATATAAATTACCATATTCAGGTCTAAATTCACCACCTGCCTCTAAAATACTAAGTTGTACATCTACCTCAGCTAGACTTGGTACATTTGCCACAGGTATACCTTCGCTTGATTCGTATATATCAGTATCAACCTTATCGGTTGCAAAATCAATATTATCATAACCATACCAACCATCTCTATCACTGCCATCAACAACTACACCTGTTTCTTGGTCAATAATTCTAAAATATTCATCAGTTCCAAATAATGCATCTGGGTCAAAATCAACATTTGGTACACCATCTGGTAAATCAGGAAAATCTAACATTTCTCTGTGGTAAGATGAAAGCATATATGGTTTAATTCTTCTTATTTGAAATTGACCATCTTCGTAAAAATCGCCCTCTACCTCGTCAAAATTTCTTATAATTGAATTTGCATCTTGAAATCTTGATACTTCACCACCTAATTTACCACCTTGAATTTCTTGTTTAACAACTGTTTTATTTTTGGCTAAGTAGTCTTTTAAATCTTTTGTAGTTATGGTTTCATCTGGTAATTCATCTACATATTTATCTAAGCCTGTAAACATAGACTCTTCTTGTACTGCAGGACCACCTGTATTTTTAATTTGATTTAATAATTGTTCTGGTTTGCCTTTAACATCACCTAATAAATCTATTGTTTTTTCTGTGGGCGAAAAGAAACCAAGTTCATCTAATGCACCATAACCATATTTAAATAATCCAAATATCTTAGACATTATGTACCCTCTTCAAGTCCTGATAATGCACCTAATGTACCAAATGCTGTAAATCCTGCACCTGCTAAAATATCTTTTGATTCTTTTTTTGTTGGGTCAAATTTTGCAAATATAGAACGAATATTTTTAGGGTCAAATACTACATAGTCTTGTCTTGGTCTGCCTGTGTCTGTCGTACTTCTTGATATAAGAATACCATCGTGACCTTCTGATTGTAGTTTTTCTCTAAATGCTTTACTGCCTATTTCATCAGTAAAAGATGTTTTGCCACTTTGTAATTGTTCTGTCATAAAATTTTCAAAATCTTCTTCAAAATCTTCATAAGAAAAATATTCTTTAGGATTCTGTAGTCTTAATTTTACTGGATATACTTGCCCTGCCTCATATTCTCCATCTCCTGCAAAATAACTAGCAACATCTGGGTCTTCACTAAAAAATGTACCTACATCTTGTATGCTAGGTGTATCGCCTTCATAATCACTTTTATCTAAAAATTCTTTGATAGGTGCGCCTTCTTCTTCAACTAATATTTTTCTAGGCACACCATCATAAATAGCTTCTACTGGATTTATGGCTACCTCTTGTCGTGTGCCGTGATAAGCATCAGTCTCAAAACCTAAATCTTTTGCTCTTTGTAATCTATCTATTTCATCTTGTGATACTAAGGCACCAGTTTTTTCTGGTATCTTATCTAATGCCTCACCTAATGCTTTCATTAATATACGTGTTTTTGACATTTACCAAGCCTTACATGACCAATATCTAGCTGTTGTCTTATCTGTGGCAGTATCACAATTATGCCTTGCTCTGAATGATTTTCTTCTAGCAGGTGATG